GTGACGGGCACCCGCTACGTGCAGGCCGTGATGGTGGGCCAGCAGCCGCTCCTAGCGCATGCCGCGTCGGAGACCGAGTTCAGGAACGCCATCAGGAACGCCCAGCACTCCGCCGACATCACCGCCGCCTTCAAGCCCGACTCGCTGTGCGGTGTGCAGGTCCTCGTGGACCACATCTCGTACCCGAAGACGTGGCACCCGGGCGTGGAGAACGCCTGCATGGCCTGCGTCGCCGCCCTCCCCTGAACCGCGTGGCCCCCGTCGCGGAGGCAGGCCGGGGTCCGGTCTCTGTCTTGGGAGAGCGGAGACCGGACCCCACCAACAACCTCAACCAGGAGACCGACATGGACCACGTACGCCGCCTCCCCCCGACCGCTTGGCGGCTCACCGTCGCCGCCTCCACCCTCCTCACGGTCGCCGCCACGGCCGGGTTCGCCATGAGCGACACGTGGGCCTGGCGCATCTACGCCGTCGCCGCGCTCACCGCCGCGGTGCTCGCCCTCCGGTGGCTCGACAGGAACCGGCCCCGCAAGCGCACCGCCTGAACGTACGACGGCCCCGTCTGAGCGATCGAAGCGCCAGACGGGGCCGGGCCCCAAGGACCACACCCCTACTCAGCAGGGATGCTCGATGACACATATTGAGGCCGCCGCCATCACGGCGCCAGTCCCCTTCGGCGTGCCGCTCCCGGCGGTCATCGTCGCCGCGATCCTCCTGATCGTCGGACTGGCGCTCGCCCCCCGCATCGCGGCCGCGATCCGCGCCCGCCGAGCCCGCGTCACCGCCGCCCCGTCCCGACTCGCCAGCACCGGCGAAATGGCGGTCGCGTCCCCCGCGATCCGGTGGGCGACGCTCGCTTTGGTGATCACCCTGGCGGGGGTCGCGTTCTTCGTCTCGTACCAGCACCTGTACGACCTCGCCATCGCCTACGGCGAGCCGCCACACACGGCACGCCTGTTCCCGCTGACGGTCGACGGGCTTATCATCGTCGCCTCGCTGATCATGATGTACTGCGCCCGCGCGGGCCTGGCTGTACCGGCCCTCGCACGGCTCGCCCTGTGGCTCGGCATCGCCGCCACCATCACCGGCAACGCGGCACACGGGTTCGCCTTCGGGTGGCAAGGCGCGCTGGTCAGCGCCGCTTCTGCGGTGGCGCTGGTTATCGCCTACGAGCTGCTGATGTGGCTCATCCGCACCATGCGGCACGCCACCCCGCCGCCCGTGCCCGAGCCCGTCGAGAAGGTCGTGTACCGCGACCGCCCGGTCACCGTCGAGGTCGAGCGCGAGGTACGCATCATCGCCCGCGACCGGTACGACGGCGCCCGCTGGGCCTACGAGGAGAGCCGCCAGCCGGGCCACCGGAAGATCGGGCGAAGAAGCCTGGCGACCCAGTGGGGAATCACCGAGCGGGAGGCAGAGCAGATCCAGGCGGACGTCGACGCCGAGCTCGCCGCCGCGAACGCCCCGGAGGCCCCTCTTCAGGGTGTCCTCGTCCCGGTCGGCTCCGTCAACGGATCGGAGGCGCCGTGATCGCCAACTTGCTCGTCCTCCTCGCCGCGCTGATCCTTCTATCCGCCCGCCCGGCCACCGCGTCGGCCCGCACCGGCCGCCAGCTCGCCGCCGCGGTGCGCGGTACGGGGTGGGCGCGGTGCGCCGGCCGGACCGTGTGGGCGGTGACCGTGGTCGTACTGCTGGTGCTCGCCAGCGTGGGCGCCGGGACCGGCCGGGCCGTCTACGCCGCGGCGTACGCGGTCGGGCTGGTCGGCGTCGGCCTGGCCGGGCTGGCTGTAGCCCGGGAGGTGGGGGCGTGAGGCGAGAGCACCCTCACCTTCAGCCCGTCCGCGAACCCGAGGACGCCCCCGAGCTGCCCGTGCTGCTGCCGCACGACCACGGCACCGACCTGGAGCCCGACGTCATCGACGGCGAGCTCGTCGACGAGCAGGAGACGCCCGAGGAGCCGTCGCGCCTGCCCGAGCGGATCGTTGGCCAGGTCGTGCGCCCGGCATCAATGTCCCGCCGGCTGCTGGAGTTTGCGTGGACCGTCGGGCTGGGCGCGCACTCATGGTGGGTACGGGCCTGGACTGGACGCAGCAGCGGGGTCGCCAAGCGGCAGATCCGCGGCGCGGAGGCCGCCGGTGACCTGGAGCGGCTGGACGCCTGGTGGGATCGCCAGCAGGCGGCGGCCCGGGACAGACACTCCCGGTCGATGGATCTGCCTCAGAAGGTGCTGGGCCGGGTCAAGGTGGCGGTCGGCGTCGTGCTCTGCGTGCTGATCGGCGTGCCCGCACTGCTGTCGGTGCTGTCGGGGGTGCTGGTCATGGCGGGTGCGGGCGATCCGGCCGCGCCGTGGCGGTGGGCCGGGTGGGTGATCCGGGCGGTCGTCGTGCTGGTGGAGATCGCCTGGTGGGCGGGAGTCGCCCTGGCGCCGGTGGTGCTGGTGATCGCCTTGTATCGGGAAGGTCGGCGGCAGCCGGGTACGCCGACGTGGCTGGTCGAGCCGTTGGAGCCGGTCGAGGACCGGGGCCCGATCCCGGACGAAGGGGCGATCCTGGCGGCGCTGAAGAATCTGGGGCTGGCGCCGCTGAACAAGGCCGCGAAGGACGGCTGGCGGCCGAGGATCCCGTTGCCGACGCAGCGGGACGGTGAGGGCTATCGGACGCAGCTGGTGCTGCCGCCGGGCGTCACCGTCGAGATGATCACCGAGAAGAAGAAGGTCCTGGCCCACAACCTGCTGCGCTTCCCCGTGGAGGTGTGGCCGACCGAGCCGCGCGACGCCCCGGGCGTGCTGGACCTGTGGGTCGCCGACCAGGGCTCCCTGTCCGGGCCGGTGCCGGAGTGGCCGCTGCTGAAGGCCGGCCAGGCCGACTACTTCCGGGGCGTCCCGGTCGCGGTGAACCTGCGCGGTAAGCCGATCACCGGGCGGCTATTCCAGGCGAACTACGCGCTGGCCGGGATCATGGGCAGCGGCAAATCGTCGCTGATCATCAACCTGTTGCTCGGGGCGATGCTCGATCCGCTCGTCGACATCGACGTGTTCGTGATGGCGGACAACGCGGACTACGACCCCATGCGGCCCCGGCTGCGGACGCTCATGTCGGGGCCCGGCGACGACGTGGTCGAGGCCTGCATGGACACCATGGACGACCTCTACGCCGATCTCACGGTGCGCGGCCAGGCGCTGCGCGACCACGGGATCCGCATGGCGACCCGGAGCGTCGCCGAGGTCGACGCGCGGCTCCGTCCCCGCGTCGCAGTGGTCGACGAATGCCAGGCGCTCTACCTGCACGACAAGCTCGGCGGCCGGGCCATCGACACCTCGGTGAAGCTGCTGAACGCGGCCCGGAAGTATGCGATCACGCTCATCCTCGCCACCCCCGAGGCGTCATCGGACTCGCTGCCCCGCAAGCTGATGGCCGTCTGCAGCTGTAAGGCGTGCTTCGCGATCGGCGACCAGACCAGCAACGACGCCGTGCTCGGCACCGGCAGCTACCGGGCCGGCATCTCCGCAGTGGGCCTGGAGCCCGCCACCGAGGAAGGCCCTGGCGACGTCGGCAAGTTCATGGCCCGCGGCTTTGAGCCGAAGCCCGGCCTGCTGCGCGGCTACTACGTGAACCAGCAGGAGGCCGGCGCGGTCGTCGAGCGGGCGATGCGGCTCCAGCAGCAGCACGGGCCCGGGGCGAGCTCCGGCGGGCGAGACCTGCTGGCCGACCTCGATGAGGTCCTCGGCGCCGAGCGCGTCCGGGTGGCCGACCTGCCGGGGATGTTGCGGCGGTTGGCTCCCGACTGGCCGCCTTATCAGACCATGACCGGCAGCTCACTGCGAGACGTCCTGAGCCGCGAGTACGGGGTGCGGACGACGAATGCGAAGAACGTTCTCCGGCTCGACCCGGCCGATCTCCGGCAGGCGCGGGCCCGGCTGGAAGCCGACGGGTGAGGTGCCGGCGCGGTCCGCGAAACCGCGCTCTGGGGCCGTCGCGAGGCCTCGATCTAACCCGCTTAACCCAGCTAACCCCGCCTGTTTTCGCAGGTCAGAACGACTATCCCTCGGGTTAGCCCCGAGGTGAGATCACTAACCCGGTTACCGCCCGCGCTAACCCCTCAGAGCGGGCGCTGCGGACGCGCGCTGGTGGCCAACGCGCGCGTCCGGAGCACCTCGCTCCACGCCATCCGGAACGAACCGAAGGAGCGTCATGGCGACGAACGAAGTCAGCGGCGACGACACCCCGATCATGGTCGGGCGCGTGCTGGACAAGTCGCGGCAGCAGATCGACAACGAGCGGCAGAAGCGCGAAGCCGAGAAGGCGGCCAGCGGCGGCACCGGCAAGGCGAAGAACGTCGTCACCGGCAACTCGACGGTCGGCCGTCAGGCTGACGAGATCCACGGCGGCGTCACCCAGACGTTCTTCGGGCGGCAGCGATGACCGGCCCGGAGGTGCTCGACGGCATCGACTGGCCCTCCCGCCAGGCCCGTGCCGCGATCCCCTACGAGGTGATCGACGGCCTGCCCGTCAACCCGGCCCGGCCCGACCTGCCCGAGGGGCGCGGCGACCTGTGGGTGTGGGGCGAGCAGCAGGCCGCCGACGCGCTCGTCATGGCGTGGGTCGACGGAGTTCGGCATGTGCTGCTGGTGCTGCGCGGCGACGGCCACGGCTGGGCGATCCCCGGCGGGATGCTCGACCCGGGCGAGACGCCCGAGGCGGCCGCCCGCCGAGAGCTGCTCGAAGAGACGGCGCTGGACCTGTCGGGGCATCCCTGCCAGGTCGACGAGCCGCAGTACATGGACGACCCGCGTGCCGGCCAGGCGGCGTGGGTCGTGTCGTCGCTGGCCGTGTTCGACCTCGGCGTCGTCGAGGAGCTGCCCGTGGTGACGGCGGGCGACGACGCCGCTGCGGTGGCGTGGGTGCCGGCCGACACGTTCGAGCAGCTGGTCGGCAAGCTCGCCGACGTGGGCGGGGTCGTGTTCCCGGCTCACGTCGCGACGCTGCGCTATCTGCTGGGCTGACGCTGCGGATCCTCGCCCGACCTGACCGGGCGGGGTGTCCGGGGCAGCCAGCCCCAGAACCCAGTAGGAGATCACGATGGGCAAGATCACCGACCTGCTCAAGAAGAAGACGCCTCCGCCGACGACCGTCACCCGGCCGTGCGGGTGCCAGACCGTCGATGGCCTGCCGTCGAAGCTCTGCCCGACGGACATGAAGGCGCTGGACCGATGAGCGGGAAGAAGGCCACCGCCAAGGCTGTGCGGACGGCGGCTCGCAGGACCGCCGACCGGAAGGCGGCGTCGGCGCCTCCCGCGCCGGCGCCTGAGGTGCGGGTCACCTGCAAGGGCTGTAACGGTGCCGGGTTGGTCAAGTCTGACCACAGCGGCAAGCCGGAGAACCGGCGCGTCTGCGGTCCGTGCAACGGTGCCGGCCAAGTGACGCGAGCCTGAATGGAATCGCGCTGAACCGCCCCGTCACCTGTTGGTGGCGGGGCGTTCCGCTGTCCGGGCGTCGCGGCGGGGCACGCTCGTGTAGTCGACGCCGGGCAGCTGTTCGATCTCGTCGGCGGGGATGGCGCGGACGTCGACGACGAACGGGTTGGCGGAGTGGATGAGGGTGACGTGGGGGTAGATGGCGTACCAGCCGTCGGGGCGGCGTTCCCAGGCGATGAGCCTGGGAACCCGCCGATCTTGCGTCGGGCCATGGGGCCGTCCATCGGCGGATCGCTCATGTGTTCGATAGTAGCCAGGCGGCCCACCACGGCGGCGGCGGGGGCTCCTCGTCCAGCGCGGCCAGGTAGGCGAGGCGCTCCCCGGGCGACATGTCGTCGAGCAGCTTGGCGGGTAGGGCGGCGAGCGGGTTGATGTCCATGCCTGTAGGAGGCGGCGGGGTGCCCGTTCAGATACATCGGGCGGGCCTGTGACGCCAGGAATCGCGGTGATTCCACAGGTCAGACGTGGTGTGGCAGAACGGTCGATAATATCAGCGCTCTCACTACAGCATGATCACTTGCCGACCCGGCCCAGGAATGACGAACGCCCCCCGCCTCGCCGCTCAAGTGGCCAGAGAATGACCTGCATGGCATCTGTCCTGGACGTAGCCGAATACATCCTGACCGGGCGCGGCCCGATGACCGTCATGAAGCTCCAGAAGCTCTGCTACTACGCCTACGGCCACCACCTGGCGTGGGAGGAGCGAGCCCTGTTCCCCGAGCGGTTCGAAGCCTGGGCCAACGGGCCCGTCTCGCCCGCCCTCTACAGCAAGCACCGGGGCCGCTTCGAAGTCGGACCCGGCGACATCCAGGGCAACCCCGACACGCTCGACGACGGCGAGCGCGAATCGGTCGATCTGGTGCTGGCCAGCTACGGCGGCTTCAGCGCCAACCAGCTCTCCCAGATGACCCACAACGAAGCCCCGTGGGTGTGGGCGCGTAGCCGCTCTAGCGTCTCTTCGATGGAGCGCAGCACGGAGGAACTCGCCGACTCCGACATCTTCGAGTACTTCGACGCGTTGACCGCGTCCAACCCTTAGGAAATCCCTAATAGTTCGCGAAGCTGTGCGCCAGTGCGCCCTCATGCGCCTGCGGCGGACTGACCGCTCAGGTTGGCCGGGCAACTATTTCCAAACTGGAAATAGTTGCCTCCTCGTCTTTATCGGTCGGGGCGTCCAGCTCCCACATCGGATCGTCCGATGAACCGATGATCTGCGCCAGCGCCCCCAACATAACTCAGATTATGTTGGAAGATCATCCGACCTTGATCCACGTCCCACACCGCCGCGACGTGAACCCCTCACCCTCCCGGACCGTCACCTTCACGCCCTTCGGCGCGTTCGTCACGAACTCGTTCGCGATCGTCTCCCCGCCCGGCGTCGACCGCTCCCAATAGCAGCGCGTCACCCGCCCGCCCGTCGTCTTGTACGTGCCGGCCGGGAAGTCCTCGCCTACCGTGTAGACGCCGTCGTCGAACGTCTCGCGCGCCTTCTTCATCGCCTGCTGCGCCTCACGCCACACCGGCAGGTACTGCGGGCACAGGTGGGTGATCGTCGCCTTCCACTCGTCGCCCTGGTTCTTGTCGGCGCCCGCCAGGATCGCCTCGACGGTGGGCGGCTGGCGGCACCAGTCGTAGCCCTGGTCGAGGTAGGCGGTGTCGCTGATGTCGCCGTATTCGGCGATGTAGTCGGCGAGGGCTTCACGGATGTCGGCGATGTAGCGGGCCTCGGACTTCGCGAAGGTCGGCCCGGGTGACGCGGTGGGCGTCGGCGTCGGCGTGGCCGAGCTGGTGGCCGCGATGGGTAACGCTGGCGGGTCGGCTGGTTGTGGGCTCTCGGCGGCGGGGGCGCATGCGGCAGCGGCGAGGAGGACCAGGGCGAGGGTGGTGGGGCGCATGGGGGCTCCGGCGGCGGGTGGTGTCAGGTCGCCGGTTAGACGCGCTACGTGGTGGTGTGGTGCACATGCGGGGAGTGATCACCCGTTGGGGTGCTGGTCAGGCGGCGATAGCTGCGCCGACCTGCGCGCCCAAGCGGTGGTAGCAGCGGGTGCCCTTCAGCCCCGCGTAGCATCCGCACCCCTCGGGGGTGACCGAGTAGTAGGTCTCGCCGTCGCTCGAGATGGCGACCCAGATGCCGGGCTTGCCGGTGGTGGAGAGGCCGTTCTGCTCGAGCAGCTCGCGGGCCTTCTCGATCTGGGCGGGCTTGTAGTCGTCGGCGACGTTCAGGGTGATGACCCAGCGGCCGTCGCGCTTGGTGGCGTTGAGCTTGCCTGCCTTGGCGCGGCGCTGGATGGTGCGGATGGAGACCCCGGCGGCCGAAGCTGCTTCGCGGGTGGTGACGGTGATCTCCATCTAATTTCGCTCCCTGTTTTGCGCTTTGCTGTTGCCCACCACGTTAGGCCTAACGCGTTGGGCAGTCAAGCACGTTAGGCCTAATAGACATGGCCTAACAGGAATGGCAAACTTGAGTCATGACCGAACCCATGACCGACGACGAGATCCGCGCCATCGCGACCGACTACGACGCCGCCCTTGAGCTCGCCATGAACCAGCGCGACCAGCGGCTCCGCGACGCCATCACCTCCGGGCGCAAACAGGCCGACCTCGTCCGCATCACCGGCATGAGCCGCGAGGCGATGCGACAGGCGCTCAACCCCGAGGCGCGCGAGGCGGTCAGGCAGGCCCGCGCCCAGCGGAGCAGCGGCCAGTGACCTTACGCGGGCACAAGGGGCCGACCTCGAAGACCTGCACCCATCGGAAGTACCAGCTCACCTGTGAGGACTACGACGCCTTGGTCGCCCACCACCACGGGCGATGCGGCGTCTGCGGGATCGCGGCCGACACCGCGCCGATGGGGCTCTTCATCGACCACGAGAGTGTCGTCGGCGACTGGGCCGTCCGGGGCCTGCTCTGCAACCGGTGCAACTCCAGCCTCCACCACATGAGCAGCCCAGAGGCTGCCGCCTACTTGGCCAGCCCGTGGTACCTGACCGCACTCCCCGCCAAGGGACTACGGCTGAAGGCAGAGTCGGAGCCACCCGACGGGGCCGTCGTCCACCTACCTGCGCAGAACCTGACGTGGGAGCGGACGGGACGGCACTGGCACTGCACCAACAATGCGAGGCGGCGGAACCCCTTGAGTTGGAGGGAGCTCAACCGGAGGTACGGCCCCTTCAACATCCGCGTCCTCTCGACGTAGCTGCACACGCGAGCGGCCCCGGTCCGCGCCGAGACCAGGGCCACCCACCACGTGCTGGCTCTCAGGACCAGCACGAACCACTACCGGCCGGTCGTGAACCCCGCCGTCTCCGGGTCGCCAGTCGAACCCGCCACCAGCGACTTCAACAGGCTGACGATCGCCGCCATACCCGCCACCGACCCGATCGCGCCCCAGTCCACATCCAGCACACCCAGGCCGTTCGCCGTCAGCAGCGCCAGCGACGCCGACGCCGCAGCGCCCACCGTCCGCTCGACCGCATCGACCCAGAACAGGCCAGACACCAGCTTCCTTGCCATTGCCCCTCCTTGGAGCAGCCCGCCGTGGACCGGCGGGGACGACTAAACCCGAGAGAACTGCACCCCGTCCAAGGACAACCACCCAGCCGACGTCACCGCCCGGCCGATCGTCACGTTGCCGGACGTGTCGATGAACCCGTGAATCGCCGTCGACTGCCCGTTCGCGAGCGAGATCCGGACCGTCTTCGACGGCCGGAACTGCGACGGCAGCACCGTCATCACGTCGTTCAACACGGTGTTCGTGACCGTGAAACGGCCCCTCATCTGCACCGTCTCATTCGCCGGGCCCACCAGCCGAACGGCGGGCTGCCACTCGGCGTGGTTGGCGTCGACGGCGGTGTAGTCCCCGTCATTCGAGGTCAGGACTGTCCACGCGCCGTTCGCGCCCTGGAAGCTCCCGGTGATGACGAGGTTCCCGTTCGGCTTCACGCAGGCCAGCACGGCCGCGTTCGTTCGGGTGTCGAGCACCTGCCAGATGTCGGCGGTCTGCCCCGACAGGCCGTACCAGCGGGCCGCAGCCTCGTCGATCTTCGCGGCCTCACCCCGGACCGACCCGTTCTCGTTCCACCAGGTCTTCTTGACCCCGTTGTTGAAGATCCGGAACAGGTCGGGGCTATCCGACGGGTCGGTCTCGTAGTTGACGTGCCACTCAGCGACCGGCGCGGCAGGCTCGACGCTGGCCGTGTACGCCTTCGGCAGATAAAGCGACGCCGCGTTCGCCCGATCCCCATGCGGGTCCGACGCACCCGCGTGCGCCGACACCTTCGCCGTCGCCCCGCTCGTCGTCTCCAAGGCCGCCGTGTTCGCGATCCCATGCACGTCAGTCGTGTCGCCGGCGTGGGCCGACACCGCCGACGCGGCCGTACCCGCAGGATCAGCGGACACATCCCCGGCATCGAGCTCGACCACACCCGTCTGCCCATTCACCGACGCAACCGCACCACCCTCACCCCCGCCCGCCGACGCGTCCACGTACGCCTTCGTCGCCGCGTGCAGGCTCTGCGTGGGCGGGCCGGACAGGGTGAGCGCGCCCGCCATCGTCCCGCCGGCCACCCGCAGATACCGCTGGTCGTACGTCTCCACGTCCTCCGGCTCGGCCACCGGGGCGAGGTCGGCTAGATCCACCGTGCTCGGCGACGCCGGCAGCTCGATCGAGTAGAACCGCGGCGCCTGGCCCGTGATCTCCTCCACCACCGCGTACGTCCACGGCGTCGGCTCCAGATCAGCGTCATCCGTAGCCGCCAGCACCACCGAGAACGCGCCCGAGGTGTTGAGCAGGGCGACGACCGGCGCCGGAGGCATCACCACCGGCGGGGTCGTGCCCGGCCCCGTCAGCGTCCTGCTCGGCGTAAAGGTGACCTTGCCTCGGCACGGCTGACCATCACCGCGGATGAACCGCCCCGAGACCGTGACCGACGAAACGCCGGCGGGCAGCGCCACGGCTACGCCACCCGCAGCAGCTTGGCCAGCGTCTTCGGGCCGACCTCGCCGTCTTCCTTGAGCCCGGCCGCGCGCTGGAACTCCTTCACCCGGGCCACGAACGGCGGCGAGTAGACGGTGTCATCGACACCCTCGGGGATCGCGTAGTCCCGGGCGGCCAGCAGGCCAGCCACGGTCTTCACGTCCCATCCCTTGGCGCCGGGCTTGATGAGGGGGAACGTCTTCACGAGGTCCTCCGTCCAGTTCGATGACGGCTTCGCCGCCGCAGCGGGCAGGTTGAGGTAGGCCGGGTAGCCGAACCCGGCGATCGTGGACATGGACCTCTCGCGGCGCATGACGGCGTTCAGCGTGTTGCCCTCGATGGTGACGATGGTCGAACCGCGCACGGCCTCGACGACGCCGACGTGGTCGATCGCGGGGATGTTCTTCGTGCCGGCCCAGTCGAAGAACACGACCGCGCCCACGCGCGGGACCAGGCCCCACTGGTCGCGGGCGGCGAACCAGGCAGCGTGGCCGGGCGTCCATGCCGAGTCGCCGACAACATCGGTGAGGCCGACCCGGGCCGCGCCCCACGAGATGAACATGTCGCACCAGGCCGCCCGCCGCCACACCGCGGGCTTGTTGTGGCGGTCGGACCACCACTCGGCGAACTTCGTTGAGCCGTCGGGGCGTTCGCGGTAGCCGAGCTCGCCGCGGAGCACGTCGAGGAGGGCTTGGTCAGCTCGTTTCTTCGCCATCGTCTTCCTCGATCACTGCGGAGCCGGGCGCCTGGGGGAGGTCGTCCTGGGGCGGGTCTTCGGGGGTGAGGCCGGCACCTTCGTAGGGGGTCGGCGGGAGGGGGTGGGTCATGCTGTGCCTCCGGCGGTGTCGATCTTTCGTTCTACGCGGGTGAGCCGGGTGGACACGGCCTCCACGGTCGTGGCGACCTGGGCTGACTCGGCTTCGAGGGCGGCGATCCGCTCGGGGAAGCCGGGGCGGGCGGGCACTCCGGGACGTGCTGGTTCGCCGTTCCAGTCGTCGAGGAAGTCCTGTATCCGTCGGATGATGCGCATGAGCCACGTCCCTCCTTTCCAGAGCAGGGCGATGGCGCCGCCGATGATGCCGACGACGACGAAGACGTCCACGAGTTCGATGCCGGTCATGGCTGGTGGGTCCCCCTTCAGCTGGCGCGGGTGGTGCTGGGTGGTCGGGCGGGGGCAGGGCCCGGGTCAGGGTGGTGCGGGGGAGAGTTCCCATATGACCACCCACTTTCTGAGGCCGTCGGAGAAGGCGTGGCCGATGGATTCGATGAAGAAGTCTTGGTCGACGCCGAGGCCGCTGTTGTAGTTGGCGATCAAGCGGATGCGGTCGCCGACGCGTCTGAGCTTGGCCTGGGCGCGGTAGGCGGCGCTCTTGGTGGCGATGAATGAGATGGCGACGATGGGCCGGTCGGTGGAGTGTCGGGTGAGGACGCGTCCGGCGTATTCGAGGGCGTCGGCGCTGTTGGCGAACAGGGCGCTGCTGGTGCGGTAGGAGCGGATGGAGCGGTGGCGTTCCTGGGATTCGACGTCGTCACTCTGGACGGAGATGTCGTCGCCGGGGGCGAGGACGATGCCGCTGACCTGGATGTTGGTGTGGGACTGGTAGTCGCCGCCGATCTCGTCGTCGTAGGCGATGGTGAAGGTGCCGTTCGTCCCGGCCGGGGTCTCGCCCGTGACGGGGATGGGTGCGGTCGAACCCCGGACCGCGATCGTGACAGACAATACAGAGTTGGCCACGGCGGCGCTGTTCACGCTGAACGTGCCCGGGTTTTCCGTCGTCGCCACACCGACCCGTGTCGCCGACGCGATCCATCCCAGAACAGACGACGGCTGGCGGGTGAACACGCCGTTCGAGTAGGACGAGGGGTAGCTGTTCAACACCGGTGTGCCCGAAAAAGCGAGGTTCGTGCTGCCCCCCACTGCGATGAACAGCGTGGGGACGGCCCCCCATGCCGGGCTGATCGCCGGAGGGTTCGGGTTGACCGCCTGGCTGAACAGGGTCGGCGTGCACTGGATGCCGTCGTCGATATCGCCGTACCAGTCGGTGATGTGATAGATGTGCGCGACTCCGTTGAGGTCGCCGCCGGGGGTTATCCCAAGGTCGAGAGTGTCGCCGGGTTCTTCTTCTCCATCGCATACCCGGGCGAAGATGCAGTAGATGTAAATCGGCAGCGCGTCGTCGCCCTCGGCGGATATGAGCTCCCAGCCTGATGGGGTGCTCCCGTCCCAGTTGCGCATCAGGGCGGCTACGAGGATCAGGTCTCCGGCGTCTGTGGCGTCGGGCAGTGGGACCTGAAATTCGGTGGCGAACGTGGTGGTAATTCCGGCGAGCGACACGCCGGATGGTGCGAGCGGTGCGGAGATGCTGCGGCTGTGGCCGGTCCACGCGGTCACCACGCCCTGGCCCCGGTAGGACGCGGCCAGCGTGACCGACTCGCCCTCAGCCAGGACGTACGGGCCGGGGTCGGTGTAGAGGACGGCCTCGTCCTCGATCGCGTACGGCGACACACCGGCCACGACCCGGTTGAAGACCTCGCGCCGCCAGTCCTGCGGCGTCACGTCGATGTAGCCGAACTGCGCCCCGGGCTCGTCGGAGAACGTCACCACGGCCGTCGAGGCGTCGCGGGCCGACCGGGACTCGAACGCGATCGGGCCCTCCGGCAACTCGTACAGGAACCCGAACTCCGCCTCCTCGATGGCCCTGGCCACGGCCCGCGCGGTGGTCGACCGCATCGCGAACGGGCCCGTCGTCACATCCCCGGGCGCGATCGGGCCGGGAGGGTGCAGCAGCAGACACTCCGCCAGCACCGCGCCCAGCAGCTGGCCCGTCTTCCGCCCCGTGATGCTCGTCGGCGGCGTCACCTGCAACGCGGCCATGTTCGCCAGCCACCCCTCACCCGACAGGGAGGCGACCCGCTGCGGGCCCGGCATCACCGACGGCACCACGTCGGCCACGTCCCCGGTCCACAGGATGCCGTCGACAGCGACAGGTAACCGGTCCCAGGCGTAGAAGTTGTCGAACACCGGACGAATGTCCGTGCTGCCCCAGCGGGCGTAGATGCCCGCCGTGGTCGAGCTGGTGTTCGGCGCGGTGGCGGTCAGGTAGGGGATGCCGTCCACGTAGGCTGTCACGCTGGTCGAGGAGAGCAGCACGCCGAGGGTGACGCCCGAGTAGACCTCGATCGAGACCGACCCTCGACCGTTCTCCACGCCGCTGACCACGTCGATCAACTGGAGCGACTTCGCCGACGCACTGATCACCGCGAGGCTGTAGTCGTTCGAGTCGACGTACCGGTAGCAGAGCCCCACCCGGTTCGTCAGCGACCCCAGACCCGCGATCAACGCCTGCAAGTAGTAATCCGCCGCGCCGATGTCCACCACCGCCAGATGCGGATCACCCTCACCCGTCGCGGCCGCCATCTCCGACGTGATCCGGAAGTCGTCCGAGAGCGGCTGCACCCACGTCGCGCCCTCCTCCTCGAACCCCAGACTCGTCGAGTCCGCACGCCGAAACCGATCCCGCGCCAACAGAGTCGAGTCCGGGCTGTCCGTCGCCTCCGACACGCGCAGCCGCAGCAGCCGGCCGGTGTGCAAGCTGAACGGGTCCTGGTTCAGCGGAGAGTCCTGCTGGAAGTAGTTGAACCAGTTCCCCGAGTTGTTCAACATCGCCCGCAGGCGGCCGGCCGACGCCGACCCGGTGAGCTGGGAGGGCCAGTCCCGACCGGTGAAGGTTTCGAGGGACTGTACGAGCGGGGTGATGTCCTCGACCGGCTGGTCGAAGTCGCCGTCGTTGTCGAAATCCCACGTCAACCTGACGTTGGAGGGGACCTGCGGACCGTGCTTGAAGCCAGGGTTCGCTGTGCCGCCGACGACGACGCCGCCAGAGCCGGTGATTGCCGCGACCCGGTGCGCTGCCGAGATCGTCGCCGACCCGCCGATGACCACGCCGCCGGAGCCGGTGATGGCCGCCAGCGGGGGCGGGACCGGCTCGGTCGGGGGGATCCACCGGCGGATGCGCCGGGCGATCGGGCGGCGGACGAACTGGTTCGGCATCGGTCAGCTCAGCTCAGCCTTCGTCGATCCACAGGGTGCCCGCGAACGTGAAGTCGTCGGCCGCCGTGGTCTGGAGACGAACCAGCAGCGCCTCGCCCTGGATGGCCTTGGGCTGGAGCCGGTCATCGGGGAACCACACCTCATACGGGCTGTTGCGGATGTTCCAGCCGAGCTCGTCGATGACCTCGGTGTCACCCGAGGTGGTGGCCACGGTGGCGTTGTTCGTCTCGCAGGAGAACCCCGGCGTCTGGTTGCTGCGGGAGACGTCCTCAGGCGCACCCGCCGAGCCGCCCGACCCGGAGGTGACGGTGGCGCGCATCCGCAGGATCGAGACGCGCAGCCCCTCCTCCATCGCGTCGCCGACCTCGGAGATCTGCCCGAGCCGGAAACCGAGGATCTTGCACGGGAGGTCGTCGCCGGGGAGGACCTCCCACAGGTCGGCGTTGCCGCCCGAGGCGGTCACGGTTCCGGTCCACGGGATCGCCCAGATGCCCATCAGCGGGGCCTTCCTTTCCAGATGCGTGCAGGTCGAGAGGTGAACATCGGGACCGCATTGGACCCGGCGTGAGTGATCGTCAGCTTCGGATCGTGCGTCGTCCCCGTGTCGTTCGCCGACGCGACCCCAATAGCCTCCGACGTGCCCGCCGACGGCGTGTTGTTGCCGCGATGCCGCGAGGAGCACAGCAGCATCGCGACCGTGCCCGTCTTCAGGTTCGTCGCGGACAGGAGCGCGGTCTCGCTGGTGAGCGTCTTGTACGCGCCGTCCGCGCCGATGCCGGAGGTGTTGATCGACGCCAGCAGGGTCAGGCTGCCGAGCGAGGCTCCGGCCACCCAGTCGGCCGTCGTCAGCCCGCCGGACGTCCACGCCGACTGGCGGGCCTCCAACGTGAAGTCGGTGGTCGACTCGTCGGAGAGCTGCCACAGCGCGAGCGCGATGGCGGTGACGTTGTCCGTGTCGGGGATCGCGGAGGTGTCGAAACTGAGGAAGCCCTCCGAGATGTAGTACTCGCCGCCGAATTCGCCTTGGCCGATGAACAGGTCGGTGTTGCTGGTCGTCGCGGCGAGGTTGCTCCCGGAGCGGGCGGTGGAGTAGGTGGCGTTGCTGGAGTCGATGGTGCCGTCGCCGGTGTCGGCGAACACCGTCGTGACGGTGCCGCGCGTCCGCCACCCGCGCGCGTTCGGGGTGCCGACCACGCTGTCCTCGACCACCCGATAGAACGCCTCAGCCGGGTCCTGTGCGCCCTCGTGGACGGTCGGCGGGTTGACGATCCGCCGGTGCGGGTCGATCCGCACCTCGCGCCCCGCACGGTCGAACTGACGCACCCACGCGTCCACGCCGACCACGTCACCGCCCGGCCCGTAGATCAGCTCAGGCTCGCGGTCCACCACCAGATGCCCGCCACCCAGCGGCCGGGCCAGGCGTTCACGACGGTCCCGCCGCCATGCCGACCTCGTGGCCTCCAGCACCTCTGCGGCGCGCCCGGCGCGCATCAGTCTTCCTCGTCGCGGAGGGTGAACCTGGGCGTGACCTGGATGTACTCGCCGTCGAACTCGATCCCAACCGGGTTGTTGAGGTACTCGAACCACTGCAACCGGCCGCCCGACGTACGGGTCACGTAGTAGCCGTAGACCGTCTCCGGAGCGCCCGTCGCCGTGCGCGGGAAGTTCTGCGTCGAGTAAGAGGCGGCGGCCGGATTCCCCGGCGTCGTCGTCCACGACCCGCCCGTCAACGCCTTCGCGCTGTACCCGGTGAACGTCGCCTCAGTGAAATCCGACTCATCCAACGCGTCGATCTGCGACTGCGTCAGCCCGGCCGCCGCGTCGTTCGTGAACAGGTGGACCGTGTAATTCACGGCCGCCAGGGCGTCGATCATGTCCTCTTCGCCCTGGTTGACGATGACGATCGTCACTGCAACACCCCTCCGAACCCGCCACGCACGATCTCGTTCCTGATGACCCCGACCAGGTCACGCTCAGCCCGGATGCTCCCCTGCACGTACACGTTGATCGTCAGCCCCACCGCATTGCCGCCACCCGTACCGCCGCCACCACCCCAACCGCCGCCCCCACCGCCGCCGCCGGAGCTGCCGCCCATCCCCGGATACGCGTACGCCCCCACGAACCCCCACGGATCCTCAACCGGCTGACCATTCGGGCCCAGCACCGGCAGCTGCGGCGCCGCCTTCCCATCCGGCCGGTTACGAGGGATCAGCAGGGTGTTGGTGTCCTCGAAGCCGACCGACGGCGTCGACGGATCCACACCCCCGCCGCCACCCGAACCGCCGCCCGGCCAGCCGCCACCGCCGCCACCGCCGCTCGAACCCGCGTAGTCGTTCGGCTTCACCACACTCAGCTCAACCCGAGGCACCGTCCCCGGCGGCACGCTGTTCCCGTACTCGTCGATCGCCAGCGCATCGCCGATCTGCACCCCAGGCCCCGGATTCCCCCACAGAGGCGGCGTCGGCACATACGCGCCATAGCCCGGATTCCCCCACGTCGACGGCACACCCGAACCGCTGTTACCGCCCGACGAGAAACCCCGGATGATCCCGTCGCCCTCGCTGAGCATCTGCTGCGTCTGGCCTGCCGGAATCACCGTCGACCCGTACGGCAACCGCACCAGCTCCGGGCCCGCCTCACCGACCAGCGCCAGCGCGCTACTCGGCCGGGCGAGCGACGCCCGCGTATTCCCCCCATCGGCGTACGCCGGCACATTGCCGCCGTGCGCCAGCGGATAGCCGCCGCCGTGTGAGGTGTTGATGTCGGCCCGCACCTGCCGGACGGTGACCGTCACCGTCTTGTCCCGCAGCGAGTCCAGCGCACGCTGAGCCGCCGCGACGGCCGCTTCGAGGGCCTTGATCTCGGCGTTGATCTTCGCGCGGCGCTCTTTGGTGAGGTTCGGATCATCCAACCGGGCCCGCGCGTCCGCCAGACGGTCCTTCAGCTGGTCAATGTCGCCCAGCACCTTGACGGTCTTGCCGTCGGGCAGGATCTGGATGGCCTTACCCATCTCGTCGATCGCGATAAACGAGTCGTTCGCCCCCGCGACGAGTTCAACCCCCAGCGACTGGGCCAGGCCCAGGATGAGGTTCCGGCCCTCCTCGCTGCCCCGCGCCAGCTCCACCAGCTTGGGCAGCTGATCCTCGAACGTCCGGCTGGTCTCCTCGGTCGACTCCGACAACGTCGACTCCGCGAGCGCCATCTCCCTCAAGATGTTGTTCTGGCTGAGCAGCGCCTGCTCCCGCTCCAGCAAGGACATGTTGCCTTCCTTCATGTCCTCCGCGAGCTCGGCCTGGGCCTCCTTCCACTTGATCGACGCCTCCAACGCCTTCGCCGCCGGGTCGTAATGCTCCTTGAACGCCGCCGTCACGTTCTCGATCGAGTCCGACAGCGCGTCAGCGCCCGTCGCCACCAGCCCGTAGCCGATCGCCAGCTCAGCGGCCTTACTCGCCGCCGCCTGCATCTCCGCGCCGGAGTTGTCGAGGTCGGCCATGAAACGCTCGGTGCTCTCCTCGGCCATACCCCACCCGGACGCCCAGGCGTTGCCGAGATCCTCGACGTCCCCCATGACCTCGTCCCAGGTGTCGGCCAAGCCGCCCATCGCCTCAGTGGTCCAGGAGAAGCCCTTCGTCATCCCCTCGAAGATCGACGCGAAGTCCTGCGCGTGATCCCGCGCCGTCTGCCCCAGAGAATTCAGGCCGTCGTTCAAGTTCCCGAAAATCTCATCGCCCCGGTCGCCCAGAGCATCCATGACCGCAGCAGCGCCATCGGACAACGGCGTGAGATCCATGTCGCCGATGGCGTCCATCCAGCTCTTCGCGAACCGTTCGACCGCCGGACCCAGAGTCGCAAAAGACGACTCAAGCTCCGGCTTCAGGCTGGCGAACGCCCGCTCAGCATGCGCCGGCAGCCGCGACATCGCCTCCTCGAACGGCCCATCGATATCCGCCAGCTCATCCGACAAATGGTCGCCCAGGTCACGCCACTGGCCCTTGACCTCCTCGCTCTTGAGCGCGCTCGTCGCACCCAGCTGCGCCAGCCCAGCACCGAAACCGAGCACGATCGTCGAGGCCGCGACCTGACCGATCGGCCCCGCCAGCAGAATCCCCGCCCCGATCGCCGCACCCGCGCCAGCACCAGCCATCCCCGCGTCAACCTCAAGCCGGTCGAACGCCCCCGACCACATGTCGATCAACCTGTCGGGGCCGCCGCCCGACCCGCCCGACCCGAGGCCGTCCCACAGGCTGTCGCCGATGTCCTTCCCCGCGCCCACGAACCGGCCCCGCGAGTCGCGAATCCGGCCCTCAGCCGCCGTCGTGAACCGCTCGCCCGCCTCGTCACCGGCCCGCTCGGCCGACTCAGCGAGGCCGTCGAACGCCGAGGTGTCCGCGTCGAACGTGAACGTGTGCGCCGACTTCAGCCGGGCCAGCGAACGCTCCAGTGCCGACCCCGCGCCGTCGACCCGGGCCGCGAACCGCTCGGCCTCATCCCCACCCTTGCGGAACGAGTCGCCGACGGCGCCGACGTCCCGCTCCGACGAGGACTTCATCCGGCCCGTCGACTGCGACACCGACGTCGACGTCTGCTCCATCGACCGCTTGAAGGTCTGGGCCCGCCCCTCCAGCGACGACCACAGCCGGTCGGTCTTATCGTCGCCGATCGCGACGATGCGGACCTCGTTCGACACGGTCACCTCCTACGCGGCGCGGGGGCGGGGGCAGGGCCTCCGCCGAGTTCTTCAATCGCGAGCAGCTGCATCAGGCCGGCGTCCTCGTCGAGGAGCTGCGACGGCAGCACCCCGAACTCCCGGCATCTGGCGAGCACCCAGCGGGCGTCGGCCAGCTCCCGGGGGACGGCTACAGCGGGGTCATGGGGATCGACCCCGGATCGATCGAGGGCGGCCCGCCACGCGGCGAGCTCGGCGACAAAGGGGCCTTCACCTCCGCCACCTCGTCCAGCCACGCCTTGTACAGCGCCTTCGTCGCAGCGATGTCCAGACGGCGCAGGCCCGCAGCCGTGGCCGGGACCGCCTTGCCCTTCTCGTCCTCGTAGTTCCACGAGACGAGCGCCGAGGTCAGCTCCTCAAGCGCTTCCTGGAGGTAGGGCCGCTCCGTTGCCTTGGGCTTGTCGAGGTAGTAGCCCGTCGAGATGCGCTTGCAGACGGCCTCGAAGCCGTGCAGCTCATGCTCGGGCGGGAAGGCGACGGTGACCGTCGCGGCGCGCTGAAATCCCATCAGGAAGCGCCCCACGTCGGCACAGCGCCGTCCGCCAGCACGCCCGGCGCGGTCCAGACGAGCGACCCGTCCGCGCCGCGGTTCAGCGAGTAGTCCGTGAACAGGCACTCGGCCGCGAGCGTCTGCCCGGACACGCCGATCGACACGCTCCGGTGCGCGGTCGTCGACGGGACGGTCCGCAGCACCGCGTGGCTCTTGTCGGCCTCGTCGTTGAAGACGCCGTTCAGCGTGATCGAGAAGTCGGCCAGCAGGAGGAGTCGCTCCATCGCGCTCTTGTCCAGACCCGTCACGTCCTGGACGGCGCGCGGGGTCGCCAACTGGAAGTTCGTGATGTCGTTGCGGATGTCCTTGGCGGAGCCGCCGCTGTCGTCGACAGAAAGCGTGGTCCACCCCAACCCGGACTCTTTCATGAGCCGCTCCTTTCGTTAGCCGCGCGCCTGGGCGTCACGGAGTCGCTGCTGGTTCAGCCCGAAGTCCTCGACCCAGTCAGCCGGCCGCGAATGCCGCCGCGGCTGGCCGAGCGCTGTGGTGAGGTCGCCGGGGCGGACGAAGTAGATCTCCGGCCGGGTGTGATGGTCGGCGAAGCACCGCTGGCCGGGCTCGAACCGGAACACCGTCAACCCCGCCGCCCGGGACTCGCGGAAGGTCCGGGCTGAGTAGGTCCTGATCCATGCCGCCTGTGAGGCACCGAGGGCCGTCTTCTCGTCGATGACGGACTCCCAGCCCTTTCGCCACGCCACACAGCCGACCTGCGGACACGCGGCTTTGACCAGCCGGTCGGCGGGCGCCGCGATGCCGAACGTCTGGTAGGCCCGAGGTGGCAGACCCTGGCGCATCAGAACCCCGGTTCGATCTCGTTACGGCAGATCAGGACGGCGAACGTGACGGCCGAGAACGTCCCGGTCGTGACGACCCGCAGATAGCGCTCCACCGCCAGATCGTTCGCTGTGGCGATCCGCTGCGACGTGACGCCGGTCGCCGCGGTGAACCCGCCGCCGACGACGTCAGTCCACGCGTCGGCGCCGCCGTTGTCGGAGGACTGTTGCAGCTTCACCGTGACCGACGTCCCGGTGAAGGAGAAGACGTGCAGGTAGGCGGACAGTCCGTGAGCGGATGAGGCGCTGTCGTCGATGCTCGCGCCGTTCGTCGCCGTCGTGTCCGACCGGACGCCCGCCGTGCCTTGCCGACCCCACTCCAGGCCCCACCCGCCGGCCGACTGCGCGGAGATGGCGAACGTGATCGAGCCATCCTGCCCGCGCGTCGGGTCATAGTTGACCTGCTTGGCGACAAGCCCGGCGCCGGGGCTACCGAGGCCGGTGCCTCGGCAGTAAGAGAGGAGCTGGTTGCCGGTCGGCAGCAGGGACAGGCGCTCGTGGGCGCGGCCCTCGTCGGGGTTGAAGAACCCGTTGTACTCGATCGCGCCGTCGATCAGGCCGCCGATGCGCTCCTGGCCGGACTTGTCGATGCCGGTCACGATGAGGGGCGTCGGGCCGCCGCCGATGCGGCCGATGGAGCCGATGTCGCCGCTGTAGTTGTAGCCGCTGACGTAAAGGTTGTCGCCGAGGCCGCTCTGCTTGCCCACGTCAGGCCTCCTGTGTCCACACGTCGTTGAAAACCAGCGGGATGACGATCGAGGCGATCCGCGACTTCTCGCCGTTCGGCTGCGGGAGATAGCCCAGCTCGGACTCCATCGCGATGCCGTGCGCGGCCAGAAGGTCGATGTTCGACACCGTGCCGCCGAGGTTGTAGTCGCCCGTCAGGCGGCCGATCAGGTCGGCGCACGCGTTGCCGACGAGCAGGTCGATGTCATCGGCCGGGGCTTGGATCGTTGAGGTGTAGATCCGCGCGAACATCAGCACCCGCGCCGAGGTCACGTTGAGGCCGGAGGCCTTGGCGATGGGCTTGATGTGGTGCGCCCACACGCCGATCGTCAGCCCTGTGCGTGGCGCGCTGATGGGTTCGTGGCCGAGGACGCCGTCGTATAGGCCGGATTGGGCGGCGTGGTCGAGGATGACCTGGCGTGCGGCCTTGATGTCGAGGTTCATTGCATCCTCGCCAGGTAGGGCACGAGGGTGCGCTCGGCGATCGGTCCGGCGACGCGGTCGAGGGCGACGGCGGCGTCGCGGAAGCTGTGGTAGCCGGGGAACTGGTGCCGCCGGTCGCGGCGTTCGGGCACGCCCTCCAGCCAGAAGCTGTAGATGATGTCCTGGTCCCAGACCATGACTCCGCCGCCGCCGCGCTCGGTCGTGACGTGGTCCTGGTAGTTGCCAGTGGGGTTGCGCAGGTTGGCGTCGAGCTCGCGGTGGACCTCGGTCTCGCCCTGCTGGGCGACGTCCCATTCGGCGGCGCGCAGGAAGTCGTGGACGGCCTGGCGGGCGCGGCCGTCGAACGCGGGGCCGCTGATCTCGACGTGAAACCTAACGTCCATCCGGCACCGCCTCGGACTGCCGGAGAACGAGGCCGGTGGCCCGCTCCATGCACGGCGTCGCTGCGTCCCGAACCCGCTCGGGCGGCCCGCTGATCGTGAGGCCGCAGCTGCACACGAAGGTCGACGTGGCGATGGGTTCGCGGACAACCCATTCAGCTCCGTCCGGGGTGACGTCCTTCGTCAGCCGGATCTCCTGGAACGACTCGCAGCTCATATGGCCCTCGCCCTCAGCCGCCGGCCGTGAGCCCGGATGCAGTCCTCGCGCAGCTTGGCGAGGCCCCGGCCGCCGTACTCCTTGGCGTTCTCCCCGGAGCCACTGGTGCGTGCGTAGCCGCTGGACTCCTGGAGCAGCTGGTTGACCGCGCCCGCGAGCGACAGGTCCCGAACCAGCGGAGGCGGCGTATGCCGGGCGATCGGCGTAGCCGACGCATGTGTGGCGGCGGTGGTGCCGAGAACCCCGCGGGCGACGGTGAGGGAGCGGGGGGCGTAGATGTCGGCCGTGGAGTGCGCGGCCAGCACGCTGCCGTCGAACGCCCGCTTCACCACGAGGTTGTCCCCGGCGACGTCGAGCACCATCATCCGCTCGGCGTCGATCAGCAGCACCTCGCCGGGCGCGAACACGGCGCCGTCGGCGACGGCGAACATCGTGTCCGCCGCCGAGGCGGTGAGCGCGGTGCCGAGGTCCTGCCCGGTGTCCGCCAGCCGCCGATCCGTGACGATCATCCGCTCGTCGTCGACACGCAGCAGATCACCCACACCGACGCCGCTGCCGTTGGCCACGGTGATCTGCGTCCCATCGGTCGTAGCCACCGCGCCGGCCAGAGACCCGGCCAGCACGGCCGCCGACCACGAACCCCAGGTGCCGTCGATCAAGATGGCCCGCTGGTGGGTGGAGCCCGCCGACCAGGCCCCGCCCTGCGACAGGTCGATCTCGATGTGCGTTGCCGGGCCTTCGCGCCCGTCGCTGCGGCGCAGCAGGTATTCGGATGGGGCCAGGGTGACGCCGCCGGACGTGATGGAGTGCGCTTCGAGTAGTTCGTTGCCGTCGAGCCAGAGCCGCCACGACCGGCTGTAGGGCTGCGGCCAGTCGAACGCCCGCACCTCACGCAACGGGTAGAACCGGCGGTGGCACAGCGCCTCGACCGTGCGCGAGGACGTCTCGATGGCGCGGCCGACCTGGGCGTTGGCCTGGGCCGTCTCCTTGATGTCGGGGGCGGCCACCACCGCCTCCCGGGTCACGTACCACACCTCGGTCATGACGCCCGCCAGCCGTCGAACGAGCAGCCCAACACACCAGCGCCGTTGGAGACGAGCGGCTCCCCGTCATTCGGGCACGCCACCGGAGGCGCCGACCGCTCCGCCTCACGGACCGCCGACGCCTCACGCGCGATGTCGGAGAGCTGCTCCCAGCTCACGCGCCGGCCTCTCCGAGGTCGTCCTCTTCGAGACGCTCGATGAGGTCCCGCTTGTTGCCCGACGTCGGCAGCCCGCGCTCCTTCAGCTCCGCCTGGAGCTGGGCCACCGTCATGTCCGTGTAGTCCGGGGCGGGCAGGCCAGACACCTCGACCGACGTCTCCGCGCCCTCGGAATCGCCCGGGACGTGCAGCGTCGGGCCGGGATCCCAGTCCACCGGCGTGGCCACGGTCTCGGACACCGCCGCGTCGGCGTCGGGCACTCCTAGGTCCGGCCACGGGTCACGCGTCGTCGTGTCCGACCACGCCCCGCTGATCCCCTGCGGACCCGCGATCGACGGCCCACCATGACGTGTGATCTTCGGCATCCCGCCGTCCTCCTCGCACTCCGTCGATGAACAGTGGGGGCACGCCGGGAGCCCCACCGCATAGGCGGTGGAGCACCCCCGGCAGCGCCACAACGACACGTCAGGCCGCCGCCACGGACGCGCCATCGGAGATCGGCACGTACAGGCACCGCCACAGCACCGTGCCGGCGTCCGCCGCCGTCCCCTTGTGGTTGATCACACCCGGCTGGAAGAACGCCTCCTGCGGCCTCGGCGCATACGCCGTCCCCGGCACCGTCGTCCCCGACGACACCAGCAGCGTCGTGATCGCCGCACCCAGGTAGGAGTAGACCGTCCCCACCTCATCCGAGGTCACGACCGTCGCCGCGCAGATGTCCACCGCCGCGCCGATCGTCGGATCGTGCGTGAGGTTCAGGCTCGTCGTGGTGCCGTCGAACGCGGTCGTGACCACGCCGACGATCGCCCGCACGAGCACGAGACCCGACACCGTGAAAATCGGCGTGCTGCCGTTGACCGTGGCACCCGACGACTTCTCGACCTTGATGCCGAGCGTGACCGCCCGGACCTCATCACCCTTGATGATCGTCGACATCAGACCACGCTCCGGGCCAGCAGCTCCGGCTTCCGCTGCGTGTTCAGGTCGTGGATGATCGCGATGACCGGGTTGCCGCCGTCGTTGGTCAGCTCGACGCAGTTGAACCCGTCGGACAGCTGACTCGCGGACACGTAGATCGCGATCGCGTCGTTGGCGGTGTCGTCCGCCAGGTCGAACGTCGCCGCCGCGTTCTGCGTGACCTTCGTCCACACGCCGCCGACGCCCGGGCCCTTGTACACCTTCGAGATCACCGCGAGGTTCTGCTCCGACAGGCCGTCGGCGCTCTCCTTCAGGGTGACGATCTGCGAGCCGTCATCCTCAAAGCAGATGAACGTCACGCCACCGGCGTTCTTCAGCGGGATGTGAACCCCGTTTGCCTGCGGGACGACGTTGAACAGCCGCCCCAGCCCTTCCATTGCCATGGCTCTCCTTCTCGGGGGCGAGGGTTAGCGGGCCGCGATCTTCACGAACGGGGACAGGGTGTTGCTGCCGGTCTTCGGCGTTACCGCCGACTTGATCCACGGGGTGCCGTCCACCCGCTCGATCACGCGCAGCGCCGTCTTGTCGTTGCCGAACTTGAAGTGCGCCGACGTCTCCGACTGCATCGTTTGCCGGTCGCCGATCAGGTAGTAGCCGAAGTCGACGAGGTTGATGTCGCCGGCGTCGCCGACGGTGGAGACCTTCTCGGTGAAGATGACCGGCCGGCCCAGGATCCGCATCGGGGGTGCGGCCTCGCCGCCGCCGTCGCCGATCCACACCGCCGAGCCGCCGGTGCCGACAGACAGGGCCATGGTGGCGAGCTCGGGGAAGGTGTCGAGGTTGGCGACCCACACGGCGCGGCTCATCGAGCTGGGCAGCATGCGGGCGTACATCTTGACCAGGTTCTCCCACACGATCGTGTCGGCGGCCTGGCCCGCTTCCTTGGCGACCGAGACGGCGGCGGGGGCGTTGAGGTAGCCCAGCGGCTGGCCGACACCGTTGCCGGAGGTGAACGCGACGTCCTCGAACCAGGCCAGCGCCTCGGGGTAGGACTCGTTCATGAACTGGATCAGCGTGATGAGCGAGTCCTGGAACAGCTCGTTGGGGACCTCGCTGTAGAGGGTGAGCTTCTTGGCGAGCAGCTCGACGCGGCCGAACGACGGCGAGGAGTCGGTCAGCGCGCCGCCCTCTTCGGTCCAGTAGCCGAGGACTCCGCCGTAGACGCTGCTCGCGTTCGACGTGGAGTCGATCATCGGGTAGGGGACGGTCAGGCTCTCCATGGGGACGACGCGGGCGCGGGACCGCACCACGGCCATCTCCAGCGCGACGCGCAGCAGTTCGGCCCGGAGCGTCTCGGGGATGAGGAACCCGCCGTCGGAGGGGACTGAGGACCCGAACGCGTTCTGGATCCGCTGGATCTTGTCCTGGGCTTCCATCGCGGCCGCGCCCTTGGCGCCGTCCCACGTCGCGGACAGGTAGCCGCCCCAGTCGGCGAACTCGGCGTCGAGCTTGGCCCCGGGTGCCTTCGGGTTGTAGTGCTTGGACCTGGCGGCAGGTCTGCCGGTGGGGTCGAGGTTGAGCCGGTTGATGTTGTTGATCTGGTCGCCGCGCAGGGCCCCGCCGAACGCGCGCTGCACCTGCTCGGTGATCTGCTGCTCGATGCTCTCATCGCTGCGCGCCTGGTCCTGCGCGTAGGCGAGGACGAAGTCCTTGAGGCTGTCGCGGCTGGCGGCGATCTGCTTGAGGCTGGCGGTGTCGCCGAGCGCCTCTTCGAGCTCGTCGGCGTTCTTCGGGCGCGGCAGTGCACCGGCACGGTTCATCACCTTGCCGACGCGGTGGAGCGGGATGCCGAGGCTGGCCAGGCGGTGGCGCTGCCCCGGGGTGAGCGTGGTCGGACGGGTCACAGCAGTGCCTCCGTGAGGTCAGCCCATGTCGGGGCGTCGGTGAGCAGACCGGCCGTCAGCGCGGCCCAGTCGTCGTGGTCGGCCAGCAGGCCAGCTGTTGCGGTGGCCCAGGCGTCCGGCGCGGCTGCCTCGGCGGAGGGCTCGACGCCCTCGGGTTCTTGGGGTTCGGCCGGGGTCTCCTCGACCTCGACCGGCGGCTCCTCGACGGGCTCCTCGACGGCGGGCGGTTCGGTGGCGGCCTCGGCACCCTCTTCGACCTCGGCCGCCACCTCCTCAACCGCCGGACCTGGGAGAACAGCGGGAGCCTCAGGAGCCTCCGGCTCAGCCGGGGCGGTCGTGTTGAGCACCAGGCCGGCCAGCTCAGCGCGGGCGGCCGGGGCGTAACGGGCGGCGGCCGAACGGCGCACGCGCTCCTCCGGCTCCTCCTCGGCCTCGTCGTCGTCCTCGTCGAGGCCGTCGGCGAGTCCGGACGCGACCGCATCCGGGCCGTTGTGGTACCAGGTTTCGGCGCGCATCAGGGCCCGCCACTCCTCGGCGGTGCCGCCCGCGCGACGTGCGTAGATGTCGGCGATGTTGTCGGAGGCACCATTGAGGAGCTCGACCATCTCGGCCATGTCCTCGGCGTTGCCGATGCACATCCCGGACGCGTCATGGATCATGATCACGGCGTTCGGGGAGATCAGCACCCGATCCCCGGCCTGCGCGATGAAGCTGGCGGCCGAGGCGGCGATGCCGTCGATGTACACGGTCACGTTCGCCGGGTGCTTGCGGATCGTGTTGTAGATCGCCAGACCCTCGAAGACATCCCCGCCAGGCGAGTTGATGTGCAGGTCGATGTTCGGCGCCGCGATGGACGCGAGCTCGCGGGCGAAGTCGGCGGCGGTGACGCCCCAATACCCGATCTCGTCGAAGATGTAGATCGCCGTCGTGTCGGGGGCGACGAGGTTCTCGATGCGGAACCAGGTCTGCGGCTGCTCGACGGGGGTAGGGGCCGTGCGGATGGCGGCCCGGGCCGTTCTACGTGCCTGACGCCTGCCGCGCACTACGCGCCTCCCACCGTGGCTCTACGTTGCCGCGGCAGTGAAGCTCGCCGAGGCAGTGAACGTAGCCACCCGTGGGGTAGGCCTTCCTCGCAGTCTCTATATCAGGGAACTGCGTTCCGTCAATCGTGCCACATGGTTTGCACGTTGAGCGATCATCCTCTTCGACTGCTTCGAGGTGATCCCAATCCATCCGGGCGAGGATCTCCCACCGCGCTTCGCCCTCCGCCTGCCACAGCGCCCACCCGAGGTAGCGGCGCCGCTCCGCCGGAGACATGCCTGCGAGCTTGGCGTCGACCTCTGCGGCGACGTCAGCGCCGGATTCGCCCTGTCCCCAGTACCACCACGCCAGCCGGGCAGCGGCAGCAGCGAGCGAGGACGCGAGCAGCAGGACCAGCAGCAGCGCGGCAGCGGCCAGCGCGGCGAGCAGCTCCTCACCGCCGTCCTCCTCGGGGTCGATCGGCTCGACCTCCTCGCCGGCCTCGGCCGCCATGTCGGCCATCCGCTGCTGCGCGGCCTTCGCCTGCTCGACCATCGCCGCGAGCAGCGCCGCGTGGGCGTCATCGGTCGGGACGGTCAGGGTGGCGAGCGCCTCGGGGTCTCCGCCGTCGACGATCTCCTCGATCTGCTCACGCAGGGCTTCACGCTGCGCGGCGGTGATGTCCTCCCAGTCGGCGAGCAGCTCGTCGAGGAGGTCCTTCCAGTCCGCTCGGGCCTCCTCCTGTTCGTCATCGGACGCGGCAGCGCGCGGCCGGCGCGGGCTGCGCGTGAGGCGGGCGCGGGCGCGGGCAAGGACGTTCTCCGGCGTCTCGGGCACGACACCCGGGCCGGGCAGCCCCTGGCCAGGGATGCCAACGACCGGCCGCGGCGTGTGGCCCATCTGCGGGAGCCCGACCACGTCGAGCACGTCGGCCGCCTCGAACCCTGCGGCCACCAACGTGGCGGCGGCGCCGGCCTTCGTGGTCAGCTCGGCGTTCCGGGCCTCGGCGTCCGGCGGCACGGGGTTCTCATAGTCGAACTCCAGGTCGCGGGCGCTCGCGCCGAAGAGGGGCAGGAAGTCGTTGTTGAGCGCGCCCTTGATGCGCTCCAGTCGGGGTACGGTCAGCATCTCCGCGAACCACGCCTTGCTGGCCTCGGCCGTGGCGCGGTTGACGTCGTCGACGTCGCCGAGCGCGAACTTCGGCATCCCGAACGCCTCGCGGATCACGTCCCGGGAGACGCTCCGTAGTTCGGCGAACTGCATGTCGGCCATGCTGTAGGAGCGGTCGACCCACTTGGCGCCGTTCTCCAGGATGGCGACGCGCCACGCGTTCGACAGCCCTTGGTGGGACTCGCGCCACCGTTCGACCATCTCGTTGTACTCGTCGTCGACGAGCTGCGTGTCGATCTGGATGAGGCCGCCGGGCAGCGCCGAGTTGCGGAAGAAGTTCCGGTTCCAGGTGGCGGCGGCCTGGTAGGAGTCGAGGTCGGTGAGGATCGTTTGCACCGGCCCGAGCCCGCGGTAGGGGTCCATGGGGTTGGGCATGCGGAGCTGGATGACGTTCTTGACGTCGAGGGTGATCTTCTGTCCGTCGGGGGTGGAGTACTCCCACTCCTTGAGGAACGTCTTCGGGTCGGGGACCGGCGTCATCCGGTCGGGGCGGACGGGCCACAGCTCCATCGGCAGGGTGGCGACGCGCGGGTCGTAGGCGACGACCCAGTAGCCCTCGCCGGTGAGGTCGACGTGCTGCTGTGTGGCCTCGACGTTCTCCTGGCGGGTCATGAACGGGTTGGGCTTGTTCCAGATGTCGAGCGCCAGGTGGGATGTGATCTCGACGCGGTCTTCCTTGAGGCCGCTCTTGGCCTTGCGCCACAGCTTCCAGTCGACCTGGGCGGTCGCGTTCGAGGTGCGGGTGACGATCGAGAACAGGGTTCCGACCGCGCCGAACGCGTCCATCTGGGTGGCCGGGGAGACGGCAGCGGCGCCGAGGAGACCGCCCAGGCCTCGTGCGCCGGCCCGGCTGACGTACGGCACCGGGGCCTGGTTGGCGACGGCAGGGGCGAGGGGGTTGCGGAGGGACAGGCCGCTCATCGCGACGCCCACTCGGTGTAGAGGCAGGCGAGGCCGGTGGCGGCGAGGCCCGCGATGGTGTTCCACGTCCAGGCGGCGGCCACCAGGCAGCCGAGACCGGCGAGCACGAGGACCGCGCCGGGCTTGATGAGGTCGAAGATCGATCGCTTCACGTGTGGGGCTCCCTGTGTACGCTGCGAGGCACGAGTGGCGCGCGTTACAGGGCGCTGGGGTCCCGGGCTGTGACGAGCCTCGGGGCCCTGCTCATTTCATGACACGAATGCTGGGCTTGTTCCGCGGGTCGCGGTGCAGCACCAGGTATCTCATGGCGTCGCAGCCGTGGTCACCATCCTTGAGGGGCTGCTCCTTGGGGTTCTTACCCGCGCCAACGTCCCACACATACCCGGGGATCTCCTCCTCCGTACTGGTGGGCTTCTTCGCGTCCGCGAGCTCCTGATCCCGGGCGACGCGGGAGTCGCGCAGGAGGAACAGACGCGGCCGGCCGTCGGAGGCGACCTTCATCCGCTGCTGCACGGCCTGGATCCCGTCGAGCACGGCCTTCTTCGCCGCACGCGTCGAGCGGCCCAGCTCCCGTTCCAGCACGGCGCGCCCCTCGGCGTCGTGGTCGGCGAGGATCAGCCGCGGCATGGGCTCCGTCCACTCGCCTCGCTTGCGATGAGCCGGCACATGCGACCCATCGCGGGGGGCGACGAAATCAGGGTTCGGCTTCGTGACGGTTTCGAGAATGGCCTCGGCCATTTCGTCCACGGTCTTTTTCGTCGAATAGTGCTCGCGGTACATGAACAGGCGGCCGTCCGGATCCTCGGCCCACATCTGGCAGACGAAGGCGTTCACGTAACCGAAGTCGACTGTCCAATACCTGGTCCAATCGTCCGGCACCACGAACCGGTCAACGACGTGGACACTCGGGTCCCAGCCCTCGTAGATGATCCCCTCGTTGGCGACCCACTTGCCCCAGCGCATCCGGTGGTAGCGGGCGCCGGTGAGCGACTCCAGGCGGGTCAGGTAGTCGCGGCCGTATTCGGTCCATTCGGTGCCGTCGTGCATTCGGGGGTTGTCTTCATGCTTGGAATACAGCATGACGGCGCGGCCTTCATCGGCGCGGATCTTCAGATGGTGGGTAGGCGGGCCGGGATTGGTCGCCATGATCAATTGTTGGTAGGACAACCGCCCATTGCGCAAACGGGTGACGATCGTGTCGATGTCCTCTTCGGTGCATTCGATCGCCTCGTCGATGAAGCACAGGTCGTACTCGGTGCTGAGCAGCCGCGTCGCGCGGTCGAGCCCGCCGACCACGACCACGCTGCCGTTGCGGAACTTGAACGAGGCGGGCTCGGAGCCGGAGCCGCCGTACCAGCGGACGTACCCGTGCTCGATCGCCTCGGCGGCGATCTTCTCCCGAAAGGTGACGAGGGTCGAGGCAGTGAGGGAGGCGTGCGTCTTGCGAACGATCAGCGCGCGGACGCGAGGAGTCATCAGGCAGGCGAAGAAGACCTTGTACAAGGCTCCGACGCTTTTGCCGGTGCCGGCCGCACCAGACAGCAGCAGCTCAGGGTCGGTGCGAGCGAAGGCTTCCTTGGCGGCGCCGCGGGGTTCGAAGCGGATGACGGTCTGGGTGGTCATTTCACGACGTCCGCGTCGACTCCGACGATCTCCCAGCGGATGCCCGCGTCGACGGTGAGTTCCTGCTTGACCGGTGTGTCGAGGCCGAGGAGTTTCGCGCGCCGTTCCTGGATCTTGAGAAGCCGGTCGACGGCCTGGAGGATCGGGGCGTCGTCTTCGATCGGCACGAGCTTGCCGTCTTCGTCGGGGAGCTGGACGACCTTGCCATTGGAGACGGTCAGGTGCTTGCGCTCCAGCACGCCCTGAACGGCCTGCCACATGCCGTCGAGCCGCTCCAACTCCAGGGTGCGGACGGCCTCGGCAGGCTCGGCGAGGGTGTCGGCCAGGGCGCGCTTGACGGCTTCGTAGGCGCTCTGCCGGGAGATGCCGAGCTGGTCGCCGATCTGCTGGTAGGTGAGGGATCGGGCCCGGAGGGCAGCGGCCTGGGCGTCGCGTTCTGCGACGGTGGGGTCTCGGTCGTAGCGGCCTTTTCCGTCGCGTGCCCTGCTGGCCATGTTGTCAGGGCGGGGTTCGAGCTCATCGGACATCGGCAGCCTCCTGATCGCGGATGACGGCGCGGTCGGCTCGGACGACGGCGAGTTCGGCGACGTTGTTGACGATGACGAGTTCGACGTCGGACCAGTTGTCTTCGAAGTGGTCGATCAGCGCGGTCTTGGTCTCGTCGTCGAACTGGCCAGCGATGAGCACTCGGTCACCAGGTTGGATGACGAGGGCCTGGCCGGTGACGTTGATGGTGATCGGGCTGGTTTTGGGCTGGGTGCCGGTGTTGCGTTGGGCGGCGCGTCGGAGGCCTTCGAGGTTCACGGCTACCAGTCCTCGTGGTTGAGGTTGATTCCGGCGATCCAGGATCCGGCGCGGAGCCTGAGGTTGGTCCATCGGTCGCCGAGCTTCCAGCGGAGTTGCCGCCAGCGGGAGATCTTGGCGGTGGGCGGGGGCGCGTAGCCGTCGGGGGCGAGGCCGTAGTCGGCGAGGAGTTCGTTGGGGATCTTGACGTATCCGGTGAGTCTCCTGATCGGGATGGGTGTGGGGGCGTCGGGGTTCGGGTCTGGGGGGTAGGCGGTGTGGAGGTCGTCGAGGGCGCGTCGGGTGGCGTCGTTGAAGGGGCTGGTCATGTGCTGGCTTTCTCGGTCGGGGCTGGTGCTTTGTCGGTGAGTGCGATGCGTCGGTAGCTGCGTCGTCCGGGTCGGCGGATGGTGGTGCTGGTGAGCCATCCGGCTCGGGTGGCGGCGGTGAGGACGTCCCAGGCTTCTTTTGCGGTGCATCCGGTGGCTTGGGTGGCGCGGTGGATGGTGGCTTTGTGGGAGCCGTGGTCGCGTCCGGTGAGGTTGGTGTGGATGGCGGCCCAGATGGCGGCGCGGTCGGTCACGGGTGGCGGCGTCCTCGGACGTACTCCAGCCGCCAGATGGTGCCGTTCGGGGCATCCTCGAAGCTGCCGGATTCCAGCCGCAGGTGGTTCCTGACGCCGCGCAGTGGAGCACTGCGGGTCGCGAGGGCGAGAGCTCGGCGGGCGACGTACGGCAGGGGGACGCCGCGCGGTTTGACCGAGACGTCGATGACGATGCGGCCGGGGCCGGGGCCGAAGCTCCATCGGTAGAGGCGGATGCGGGGTCTGCGTCGGGTGGTGCTCATGTGGCCTTCCTGGGCTCTGTGGCGTTCTGTGGCGGGCGTTCAGCGCTGGCGTGTGGTTCTGGTGGGGTGCGGCTCAGTTTCGATCTGAGGGCCGCACAGCGGTGATCGTGCGGGTGCGGACTGCGGGGGCGGGCTGGTTGGCGCAGACGCCGCAGAGGTCGCGTCCGCCGGGGAGTCCGACCTTGCAGTCGGGGTTGGCGGTGTCGCGGGCCGCTCGGGCGGTCTTGGCGGCGTTGATGATCGTGAAGCAGGCGTCGCAGATGAGCGTGACCTCGACGCTCATGAGGCGAGTCCGGCGCGCAGGAGCGGGGTGGTCTGGTGCTGGTCGTCGTTGAAGTTGCCGGTGACGATCAGGTAGCCGCAGTCGAGTCGGGCGCATTCGAGGAGGGCTCCGCCGGGGGCGTCGTGCCAGATGAGGGGGCCGGGGCACTGGTTCACGTGCTGGTCCTTTCGGTGTGGTGGATGACGTAGCTGGCTCCGCACCGCCCGTTGACGACGCGCGTCGCGCCGGGTGTGTGCCAGTGGAGGTCGCCGCACTTCGGGCAGACGACCCGGGCGAGCTGGTGCATGAGGCGGCCGGCGATGGGGATGCCGTCGGTGAGGTAGGCGGTGACGTGGTCGCGGATGATGCACACCTCGACGAGCACGCGGGTCTTCGGGCGTTCGCAGATGACGGCGCACGGGTTGCAGAGGCCGTAGCCCTCTTCGCGTCCGCAGGTGAGGCAGGTCGGGGCGCACGGCCCGGGTGCGGGTTTCCGGGGGAGGTCGAGGACGTGGCGGCTGCGTCGGACTTTCAACTCGGGGTTGATGGTTGCCGGGGGCGTCGCTTCGGGCTGGGCGAGGTCGAACAGGCCGGGGTGGTCGAGGACCTGGGAGCGGCGGGTCATGCCTTGACCTCTGGGCCAGGTTCGACGAGGTAGCCGGTCAGCTCTGTCCGATCGAGCATGTCGTCGATCCGTTCGATGCTCGGAAAGGTGCGCTGGAGCCTTTCGACGAGGCGGTTGATCGGGGCGATGTCCCCTTTGATCTCGGAGGCGGTCAGAGCCCGTTGGGCAGCCTCGACATGGGTCCGGCGGACGTTGACGCCCCGGTAGCGGGAGTTGCCGATGCCGGTGAAGGTCTCCTGCTGGCAGCCGTCGGCCCATAGCCAGAAGATCGAGACCTGGTTGAGGAAGTCTGTTGCTTCGAGGATCGAGCTGGGGGTCAGCCACCACTGCCCGCAATGGTGCAGCCGGTCGACCAGCTCGTCGCGGTTGATGCCGACGTAGAAGTGGTCGCCTCGGTCTTCGGTGTCGAGGTAGGCGCCGTTGGAGAGGGGGCGGTGCTCCCAGCGGGGCAAGGCGTCGTCGATTCGGCCGGCGATGTTGTGGCGGGGGTTCTCGGTCTTGATGGCCTGGAGCTCGGCGGCGAGTGCGGCCTCACGGGTCGGGTGGTGCTCGATCGTCATGGAGGCGACGTCGCCCCACCAGGGCTTGTCGGAGCGGTGCTGTTCGAAGCGGCGGCCGGGGTTGCCGCCGATGCCGACGTAGAGCAGGGAGCCGTCGGCGGCGAACAGTCGGTAGAGGCTCGTGGGGAGGGTCATGGCGTCTCGCCGTGCTCGAAACGGGCCGACCGTGCGGCGGTGACAGCCTGAACGAGCCCTTCGCCGAATGACTCGGTGAGGCCGCGCTCGTCGTGGGTGAACTTGAGGACGCCGGTCGCTTCGTCCAGCTCGACCGTCTGGAACCAGTACTGGTCGGCGGTCGTCAGCTTCCGGCCGTAGTCGTGGAAGAACGCCGCCGTGAATGAGCTGGCGGACAGGCCTGGCGTGAACTGGTGATAGAGCCGATGGGCGGGAATGCCCGTCAGCAGCAGAACGGGCAGCTCTGCCCCATCAGCGAGAGCGCGGCACAGGTCGACGTGCTCGCCTTCGTGCTCGCCGACATCGGCGTTCTTGACCTCGGCGAACACGCGTTCGCCAGTCGGCAGAGTGATCCGGAAGTCAGGCAGGTACGGGCGCCCGCTGACGACATAGCCCTGTGGCTCGTACTCCCATTCGAGGCCAAGGCGGTCGAAGAAGACGGCCCACCGTGCTTCGAGGCGGGAGCGGAAGCGGTGGCCGGCGTATGTGGTCTCGATGGGGGTGATCACGTGGTCGCGCCTTTCTGGGGATCGGGCTTCGCGTGGGTCTTGGCTCGGAGCTGAATCAGCTCGGCTGCGGCGTAGAGATCGCCTCCCGGGGGCTTCATGAACTCCCCCAAATTTCGGGACAGGGGCTGCCCGTCCCATCCCTGTCCTCTCTTACGAGAGGAGAGGACAGGGACAGCAGGACGGACGCCTTGCCCGCACCTTGATCGTCTGCCTGTCCGCGACCTGTCCGGGACAGCTCCGACCTGCAGAAACGCGAGACGCACGGACAGCTTCCGGACAGGTCCGAGAGCCCCGAAATACCTGAGGGGGGTATCACGACCTGCGAAGCGCCGCTACCTGCGACGATGCCGCCAGGACAGCCGGTCCCGGACTGTCCGCCGAACTGTCCGGGACAGCTCGGACAGCAGGTCAGAGCACATCCGACATAGGCGGCAGGGGGTATCTGGGAGCCCTGTCCGGGCACCTGTCCCGGACAGTTCAGGTCCTTCACAGCCCCGCCTTACGGGCCGCGATCGCCGCCGAAATCGTCTCGTTCGACGCCTTGATCCCCGCCCCGTGAAGCTCCTCACGGACCGCGTCCCGGCCCGCCTCCTTCGGCACGCCAAGCTCCTCCAGGACGTCCACAACCTGCTGCACGCGCGGCGGTAACCCACCGGTCGCCAGCTCGTGCCGCAGCGGGTAAGCGCGGCGCCGGAGCTCGATCAGCGGCACGCCGTGGTTGGCGCGGCTCATCTCCCGCTTCAGGTACAGCGCCGTTTCGCTGATCTTCACCATCAGCCACACCGCATCCACGTCGGCGCCCTTCGCGGACGAGCCGCGCTGCCCCTTCTCCAGGTCCTTGCCGGAGTGGTCGAGCCGGATCACCGCCACCCCCATCCCCTTCAGCGGGGCCAGAGCGTGCCGGTAGAGGTTGGAGAAGGTGTCGGCGTCGTTCTCCGACCCCTCGATCACCCGGGAGACGGTGTCGATGACGACGAGCACGGCCTCGTGGTACTTCACGAGCGCCATGAGGTGCTGGCCGCCGGCGGCGCTGTCGAGGACGGGGAGGCTGGGGAAGCTGTAGTAGACGAGGTTGCTCAGGTCCTCCGGGCCGTAGCCGAGGTTGGCGAGGCGTTCGGTGACGTCGTCGATGGTGTTCTCGATGTCGACGTACACGACCTTCATCGGCGGCTTGGCGGCCTGGCCGAGCACGGGGCGCCCAGCCGCGAGCGCGGCGGCGATCTCCAGTGTGAGCAAGCTTTTGCCGGTCTTGGGCGGGCTGTAGATGGCGATGGAGCGGCCGGCCTCGATGAGGTTCTCGACGAGCCAGGGCACTTCGGCGGGTTTGCTGGCGAAGGCGATCTGCCAGTCGAGGGGCTGGTAGAGGCTGACGACGGGGTTGGCGGCGCTGGTGGTGGCGGTGATGTCGCCGAGCGCCTTGTCGATGTCGTCGCGGACGAAGGAGAGCGCGCCTTGGACGTCGTCGGCGCTGCCGGGGCGGCGGAGCTGGTCGAGGGCGCGGACGAGGGTGGCGGTGGCGCGGTTGGTGGCGGCGTGCCGGGCGACGATCTCGACATGCTCGGGGTAGTTGGCGATGAACCGGCCGTGCTCGAAGACCTCGAAGACGTAGGTCGGGTCGGGGATTTGGCGGAGTTCGTCGGTGCGCCGGAGGTAGTCGGTGACGTTGATGGGGTCGGTGGCGTTTCCGGCGTCGGACAGTGCGAGCAGGGCGCGGTAGATGACGCGGTGTTGTGGCCGGTAGAAGGCGACGGGGTCGGTGAGGGTTTTGCGAACGTCGTCGACGATCGCGGGCGCTTCCATGCAGGCGCCGAGAACCGCTTTCTCTGCGTCGAGGTCGTACAGCGGTTCGTAGGTGGTGGTCACCGTGCTCCCCATGGTGCGTGTGCTGGTTGGTGGGCTGGGGCGGGGTCTGTCAGGTCCGTATTCGGCCTCCTGCGGGCATGCCGAATAGAGCCCGTGGCGGGCTGTCTTCGCAGGTTGGGCGACTCTTACGGTGTCGCGACACCATCCTAGCGGGGGTGTCGCGACACCTCAATGTGGAAGTACGCTTATCGGTGTCGCGACACGAAGGGAGCAGCCGATGCCGTCCAAGGGCACGCCTCGCCAGGCGTTCCGCGTCGAGCCGTCCCTGTGGGAGCAGTTCGGCCAAATCGCTGCCATGTCGGGTAGCGACCGGGCGGCCCTGCTCCGGGCCTTCATCCGCTGGTTCCTCGACATGCCGGGCGCGGAGCTGCCGACTCGCCCGTCCCGCACCGACCGCGACTGATCGGCCGGCCCCGCTTGTCTGCTGTGTTCGGCGCGTCCGCCGCGCGGTCACGGTCACGGCTCCCGCCTCGCGGCCACTTCGCGATCCGCGAGCAGGCACTCCCGGTGGTCGGCGCACCAGTGCTGCCCGAACGCGGTCACGCCTCCGGGAGCGAAGGCCAGGCAGGCGAGGCCTCGGGCCAGCGCGGTGAAGGTCTCCCCGGCGCCCTTGCCGCCGTACAGCAGGACGTCGCCTTTCTCGCCGAGCAAGGTCGCGGACGCGCGGCCGGTGTGGTGGGCGATCTGGGTGGCGCGGAGTTCGTCGTCGACGGCGCGCAGGGCGGCGATCTCCAGTTGGACGGCGGCGGAGAGCGCGGGCAGGAGCGGGTGGCGAAAGTCGGTCAGTTTCACGCCATCCCCGCCTTCGTCCCGGCAGGCGCTCTGCGGGCCTCACGGCAGATCCGGCAGATGATCTGCTGTTTCGGCTTCCCGCCCCGCATGGTGTGCTTCACGTACGAGGTCTCGTCGGTCCGCTCATGGCCGGCCGGGCACGTGGGCGAAGGGTCCTTGCGGCGCCGGTCGCGTCCCCACGCCGGCGACGGTGTTTCGCCTTCGTGCCAGAGCTCCTTAAATCGGCCGCGGCCCTTGTGGGCGAGCTGGTGGAGCGCAGCACGCGAACGGCCGAGGGCTTGGGCTGCGGTGTCGATGCTGCCGAACGTCGCCAGAGCGGTGAGCGCTTCCTGCTGGCCGGCGGTGAGCGCAGGCCAGATCTGGTCGACGGCGAATCGCTCGACGATGCCGTTCTCGGGGCTGCCCGCGTACCGCTGAACCTCGTCCCAGTACAGCCAGAACGAGGTGCGAGTCGTGCCCTTGTGGCGGATCCGGTCGCGGCCGTGGTGGCGGGCTTCGTCGGCGCTGGCCTGGGAGATGGCGTTCCAGCCAACAAAGATCAGGTGGGTGGGTGTGGGGCGATCGATGCAGGCGTACAGCTCGGTCGCGATCGCTGACCAGGCGATCTCGTAGCGATCGGCGCGGGAGAGCGCGTATTCGCCGATGCCGCGGGACACGGCCATGCGTGCGAGGCGGTCGAGGTCGGAGGCGAGGTAGCCCCAGCGGAGGCCGTCGCGGGCTTCAGCGGTCTCCTGCTGTTCGATGCCGTTGGGTTCGGCGTCGGTGGCGAAGTAGGTCAGTTGCGTCACGCCTGCCGCCCTTCGGCCTCAGCCGGGCCGCTGTTGAGGACCTTGCTGATGGCGAACCGGGCACGGTCGAGTTCGTCGGCCCCGGCGAGCATCCGGGCGCACTCGATGTCGGGGGCGGCGCCGGAGGCTGCGGCCATGTTGGTGGCGCGGTGGGTCCATTCGGCGTTGAGGTTGTGGAGGGCGGTGCGGAGGCGCTGGTTCTCGGCCTCCGCCTTCTCTGCGCGTCGAAGGAGGGCTTCCTGGCGCATCCCGCACCCTCCATGTGTGAGGGCGTCTGCCGCAGTCGAGGAGACGGCCGCTTTGAGCGCCTCTATCTCCTCGTCGCGGACGGCGAGCACGGCACCGGCGATCTCGTCGGGTGAGGTGCGGAGGATCATGTTCCGGCCGATGGCCTCGGCCACGCGCTTGCGGTAGTCGTCGTTCACGCGTCAGTCCTTTCAGGGGTGGTCCACCAGCGGTCGCCGAGCCGGGGCCTGCCCGCCGCGCATCTCGCGCCGACGATGTACGGCCGGGTGTCGGTGCGCGTGCGGCCGGGAGCCCCGCACCGGCCAAACAGGCGCGATACGGGGCGGGCGGCGGGCTGGCCGGTCAGCGGTAGCCCCGGTTGGTGAGCTCGGCGAGCTGCCGGTTCGCCTGGTCGGCTCGCGCGGTTTCGCGCAGACACTCCTCACGGGCCCGCAGGCACAGCCGGGCCGGGACGTCGACCTCACGGCCGAACTCGTTCACGCGCGCCTCAGCCGTCCCGGCGATCTGCTTCTCCAGGTCGCCGATGCGCTGCTGGGCGTCGGCGAGGTCGGCTGCGAGCTCGTCGGCGGTCGGGTCGTCGCTGTGGTCGAGGTCGACGGCGAACGGGTCTTCCCCGACGGCGAGGGTGAGTTCGCGGCGCCAGGAGCGGGCGCGGCCGGCCAGGTAGCCGACGAGCAGCAGGCCGAGGCCGATGAGGAGGTCCATCAGAACGGCTCCTCGTCGTCATCGTCGTCGTCCGGCCCGGCGGCGTCGGCCTCGCGCGGCGGCGGGGTCAGGTCCTCGGGCGCCGCGTCGGCCAAGTCGCTATTCCAGGGCGAGGCGGCGAGCACGCTGGCGGGGTCGTCGTCGAGCGTGACCGGCGTGATCAGGCCGATCGTGTCCTCGGCCAGCACGAGGACCGGCCGGGCCCGGCGCGGCACGAGAGGCCGCTCCTCGTCTTCGGCGATGAACAGCCGCAGCGGCGTCCCCTGTGGGGCGGCCTTCGCCCAGCGGGCCATGAGCTGGGCGCTCATGCCGAGCATCGGCCCGGCCGGGGTGAGCGGGCGTGCGAGCGCGTCGGCGATCATGCCGCGCCAGTTCGGGTACGCGGGCGGGGTGCCGTCGCCCCAGCGGAGGGAGCCGAGCACCATCCTTTTGTCGTCTTCGGAGTCGACGCGCAGGCCGAGGCGGCGTTCGTCGCCGATGGTCATCTCTTCGATGAGGATGCGCAGCTCGGGGTTGGTCTTCTTCGTGAACTTGAAGATCTTGAGGAGGTTGGCGGCGTCCTCGCGGAGGATGCTGATCGCGGTGTTGTCGGCTCCGTCGGGGATGGGGTGGCGGCGGACGGCGATGGTGTAGCGGTCGAAGCCGACGGTGTAGAGCACGTCGTGGCGGATCTCGAAGCGGACGGTGTTGAGGCCCTTGATGTCGTCGGGGTCGGTGGAGGCGTGCGGGAGGACAGGCACGAGCAGGGCGTGGAGTTCGCTGGTGAGCATGTCGATGCGCGGCATCAGGTTCCTTCGGGGCGTGGGGGCAGGGTGCCGGTGTGGGCGGTGAGCAGGAATCCGGTCGCCCGCGCCTGCGGGTCGGCGGCCCAGGCGATGGCGTGGATGCGGCCGAGCGGGACCGCGTACCGGACGCCCGACAGGGCGGCGCTCCAGGCCTGCCAGTGGGGGTCGTGGACGACGACGGTCGCGTCGGGGTGGAGGAGGTAGCGGGCGTTGAGGTGGCCGCGCTGGTAGATCCAGGGGGTGTCGGTGACGGCGGTCCGGGGCTGCTTGTCGAGCAGCGGGAGTGCCTGGCGGGTGATGGTTTCGGGGTTGAACGCGCTCGTCGGGCTGACGTTGGTCAGGTCGCCGTTGGAGGTGATCAGGTAGGTGCCGGGCTCGGGGTATCCGAGCCGGTCGACGAGCGGGTCGGGTAGCAGGACGCAGCCGTGTGACCAGCCGGCGTAGGTGTGGCCGTCGTGGCGGGCGATGGTCAGCGTGGCCTTTCCGTGGCCGGAGGCTTTGGCGAGGCGGTAGAGCGCGGCGGGCTTCACGCCGCCACCCGGTGGACGGGCTGGGGGACGATGCCGCGTTCTTCCTGGATGGCGCGGCGTTGTGCGCGCGAGTGGCCGCCCCAGACGCCGTCGAGTTGCCAGTGGAGGGCGTATTCGAGGCAGGCGTCGAGGACGGGGCAGCTGGCGCAGATTTTCTTGGCGTCGTTCTGGATGACGCGGTGGTCGGACATGAACATCTCGGTGTCGGCGTCGCGGCAGGCGGCCCGGCTGGTGTCGGGGAAGGCGGGGCCTTGGACGGCGGCCGGTGTGGGGTAGCGGCGGGCGATGGCGAGGAGGTTCTCGACGGTTTTGGGGGTGAGGTGGAGGGTGGTGGCGATTTCGTGGTGGGTGCGTCCGAGGTCGGCGAGGCGGGCGGCGCGGTGGGCTTTGGCGAGGGTGGCGGGCTTGGGTGCCATCAGCGGGCCTCCGCCATGGGCCAGAACACCTTGTCGAGCGCCTCGCGGTGCAGCGCGGGGACTTCGACGACGGGGCTCCCGAGGCGGGCCAGGCCCATCGCCTGAAGCCACCAGGCGTCGCACTCGTCTTCGGTGGGGAACTCCAGTCCGGCGCGCTTGAGCGCGGCGGTGGCCATCTCGCTCTTCGTGGCGCCGCCCTTGCCGGTGGCGTACTGCTTGAGGTGCTTGACGTTGACGAGGGCGAGCGGGGCCCCGGCGCGGTAGCAGGCGAGGCGGACGACGCCGCTGATCTCGGCGAGGCGGTGGGCGGCGGCGGAACGGATACCGGGTGCGTAGTCCTCGATGACGACCAGCTGCGGCCGGTAGTGCTCCAGGAGGTGGGTGACGGCCTGCTCGGCGTTGCTGAGTCGGTTGAGGTCGTCGCCGAGGGTGCGGGTCTTGCCGGCCTTCTTGGGGGCGGTGATGAGGCCGGTGCCGTCGGGGTGGGCGACGCCGCTCTGTTCGGCGGCGAGGTCGAGCCCGATCACGTGGTGGGTCATCGTGTGGTCCTGATGAGGTCTGCGGCGATGACGCCGGCGGCGGTGGCGAGGTGTGCGCCGAGGATGAGGGCTCGCGCCCACGCCGCCCTGGGCGCCGCGAGGGACGTCAGGGCGAGCGCGGGCGCGGCGAGGATGACGAGCTGGGTCACCGGGGGCGGCCTTCGATCTGGTCGGCGATGAAGTAGCCCTCGGCGAGCATCTGGTCGCCGATGTTGCGGAGCGCCCGGCGGAGCCGCATCTCGTCTTCGGTGACGACGACGGTGGGGGCGTCGTCGGGCCAGAGGATGCGCGCCACCTGGTCGGCTGTGCGCTGCTGGCCGGAGCCGAGGAGGGTGGCGTGGAGGGTGAGCAGGCCGCCGATCAGGTCGTTGCGCTTGCGTTCGGCGGCGTTGGTGAGGGCGCGTTCGCCGCGCACCTTCCGCATGGCGGGGATGCGGCCGGCCAGCCAGCCGACCACGGTGGCCACGACGGCGGCGGCGATCGTCAGGGCGATCACTGCGCCTCCTTGGGCTGGTAGTCAACACACGCCGGCCACCACGCCCGGCAGTCGGTCGCCGCGCCGTTGCTGAACCGTCCGGGGATGTCGCACTTGGGGTAGCGGTGGCCGTTGTGGGCGGCGTGGGTCCGGTGGGCGCAGCCGCCGCAGCGGTGCCCGTCCGCGTGCGCGTCGTCGGCGGGGGCCGCCCCGTCGTGGAGACGGAGCGGCCGGGTGAGGACGAGCGACAGGGGGTGGTGTCCGGCGGCGAGGGCTTCGCGCTGGCGTCGGGTGCGGCTGACGCCGTCCGACTCCTTCGGAGCCGCAGGCGGGGGCGGCGGGGTGTCGACGTGGAAGAGGGCGTCCATCACGCCTCCCCGAGGAGGGTGCGGGCGATCTCCAGGACCGAGCAGCCGGGCGTGCAGTACGCGGCCCGATGCTCGTCGAGGACGCGGGCCAGCGGGCCAGCCAGCGCGGGCGACATCATCGCGATCCAGTGGGCGCTCTCCTCCGAACGCGGGTGCGCGTCGGGGAGTGGCGACGGGATGAGGGCGAGGGAGACGCGGTCGGGGTCGCTGATGGTGGACGACGGCTGGACGCCGTCGCCGGTGAGTTCGGGGCCCCACCAGAACGGGCCGTCGACGTTCCACGGGCCTGGGGCGGCCTTCTCGGCGCGCTCGCGCAGCTTGGCGACGGCGGCGAGGATCGTCTCGGCGGGGGTGCGGTCAGCGGCCATCGGTCGCCTCCTCCTGGCTCGCGCGGGCGTTCATGCGGGCCTTGATCTGCTCCTGCGTGGGCTGCACGTACTGGTGGCCCGGGAGCGGGTTGCCGTGCTCGTCGGTGGTGGCGTAACGCGTGTAGTGGGTGCGCTCCTCGACGCCGCAGTGGCGGCAGCCGGACGGGACGATCAGTGCGGGCTCAGCCATCGGTGGCCTCCGGCGCGTCGAGGTCGGACGGGCCGTCAGCGGGCGGGATGACCACCCACCACTCCTCGACCTGCACGACCCGCGTGTGGCGCTCGACCGGCGTGAACACCGGCTCGTCGTCCTCGAACGGCTTCGGACCCAGACCGTCAGGGTCAACCAGATACGAGGCCCTGAAGTGGCGGCCCGCCTCGTCGCGGATGACGAGGTGCCACCACCGCATGTCCCGGCGGGCCTCACCCTCGGAGTTGGCCACGACCGTCCAGCCGTTGACGGACACATCCGGGTTGGGCTCCCGCTGGGCCAGCTCCCGGGCGACGTACACGGGCAGCGTGACCGGCTCGGTGGCGACCGGGCCGGGCTTCTCGACCGCGAACACGTGCGCCTCGAAGTGCTCGGACGCCTTGCGGTCCGGCCGGACAGCGTCCCGGACGGGGATCATCCGGATCTCGACAACCGGCAGGTCCTCCACCCAGGTCACCTCGGGCAGGGCCACGCGCTCGTTGTCGTCGTCGAACGAGTAGGTCCCGTTGTGGGCGGTGAGGACGCTCGCGGCGTCGGCGGGGGTGAACAGGCTCATGAGGCGCTCCGCAGGTCAGGGGTGGGGGTGTAGCAGGCCCGGTTCAGGTCGGCCTGCTGCTGGCGGGCGGCGTCCACCACGCGGGCCAGCGCAGCCCAGCCGGTGAGAGTCCCGTGCCGCTCACGGCGGCCCAGCAGGCCGGAGAGCCGCTCCGGGGCCGGGCCCGGCCGCTCGTGGCGGCCACGACGGCGGCTCACTGCTGCACCTGGCCCTGCTGCACGTACGGCCGCTGGTACGACGGGTGCGTCACACCCTCCGCCCGGTCCTGCTCGTCGTGCGCCTCGTTGATCCGCTCCAGCGCCGCCTCCTGGCCCGGCTCCAGCGTCGGCGGGTAGTGGCGGCGGTCCGGCGGCAGAAACGCCGACAACGTCGGCTCCGGCTCCGCGAACGCCCCGAGCTGCTCGACGGCCGCCCGCATCTCGAACACGGTCCGGGTCTGCTGCGCCCGCAGCGCGTCGATCTGCTGCTGGAGCGGTGCGACCTTGGCGTCCACCTCGTCGGCCAGTGCCTTGATGTCGTCCTCGACCCGGCCGGCCATCCGGTCGATGGTCGTCCGCGACAGAACCAGCGGGACGGGCTGGGGGATACTGGGGTGAGACATGTGCTTCCTTCAGGGAGTGAGGGCCCCGCCGGGCATGGCGGGGCCCGAACGTGTTTCAGGGGGAAGTGAGGGACTTCCGGCGCAGGCGTTCACAGACGCGGCACTGGAACCCACCGCTCTTGCGAGGCCGGGCGTTCTCAGGCGTCCGCTCGTGCCCACGGGCGCAGCGGCCCCCGTTCCGGGGACGTCGGTTCTTCGCCTGCTCCGAAGGGGTGGCCCATCGGCAGTTCTCTGGGCTGTAGGGGCCGTCGTTGTCGATCCGGTCGAGAGTCATCCCGGCCGGCCGGGGCCCCATGTCGGCGTAAAAGGTGGCGAAGTCCAGCCAGCGCTCGCACACCGTGATGCCGCGGGCGCCATAGCCTGCGTAGGCGGCGACTCGGGGATCGGTGCAGCGGCGGATCATCATGTGCCAGCTGAAGTAGTCGCGGGTGCCGGTCATCGCGTGAGAGGTATTTGCGGCGACGGTCCGCTCACGCTGTAGGCAGCCGCACGAGAAGCCCCTCTTGCCGATGGAGGTCATCGGCACCAGGACGCTGGCGGTCCCGCAGGAGCATCGGCATTCGACATGCGTCTCCGGCGGGTTGCGCTGCTTGATCACGGTGAGGCGGCCGAACACCGCACCGACGGGGACGATCCGGGGGCGGCCCATCAGAACGGCACCTCCGTCCGCTCCACCAGCCCAGCGGCCTCGCGGTCGGCGTCGACGTCCCACGGCCGCCGAAAGTACGTGCGCCGGGCGATCTCGCAGCCCGAGCACTTGCACTGGGCGACCGTGTCGACCGCACCGGTGGCGGTGTAGGCGAACGTCTGGTGACCGGCCAGGACCTCGGCGAAGACCTTCTTGGCCTGCTCCTCGTCCGAGCGGTACTCGTTGATGCGCTCGCCGAACTCGGCCTCGCGGCAGTCACAGGCGGTGCGGTGGCTGGCACAGGCGAGCCAGCGGGGGTCCATCGTGTTCTCCGGAAGCGGCGCCGACAGCGGCAGCACCACACCACGGAAGCCGCCGAACCGGGCCACGTGACGGATCGCGATCTCCTTCGAACCCGTCACTGAGAACCTCCCGGCACGAACACGTCGTCGCTGGCGTCCACCAGGTCCAGCCGGACCTCGGGCTTGCCCGGCTTCACCGGCACCGGCCGGCCAGCCGCCGCGTAGTCCTTGCGGATCTGCGTCCCGTCCAGCCGCTCCGGCGACGTCACCGTGAACCGGATCGCCTTGCCGAACCCCGGAACCGCGACGTGCTCCACGCCGGCGTCGTTCGGGCGCAGCGCATCGAGAGCGCCCCGGGCGGTCTTCTCGTCGGACTCGGCGGCCTTCTTGCGGGCGCGGGCGTCCTCCAGCTTTGCCGCCCACCCGGCGGCGTCCGGGTCCTCGACGTACAGGACGCTGCGCGGGTCGCGGCCGTCGACGGCGCCCTCCCAGCAGGCGTCGCGGAAGGGGCAGTGCTCGCACCACGGCGAGTCCGGCTGAAAGTCGCGCGGCAGGTAGTCGAGCTCAGTCGAGCGGACCTCGGCCACCCACGCCAGCGCGTCGCGGACCACCTGCGGGTCGAACCTGCCGACGTAACGCCACTGCTCGCCGGTGTCGCGGGCGAGGTAGTCGATGACGATCCGGCGCACCGGCAGGCCCTGCGAGATGAGCGCGGCGCCATAACCGTGCGTCTGCCACAGGTGGCCCCGGTCCGGGCCCTGGACCTTCAGCTTGTCGAGCCGCCGCTGGGAGGTCGTCTTGACGTCGATCAGCGACGCCGTCGCCTTCTCGTAGCGGTCGAGGTGGCCGAGGATCCCGGCGAACTCGACCTCGTGCTCGACGAGGTCGTCGGCCGGAATGAGCCCGTCGGCCTGCATCTGCCCGAATACCGTGGAGACGGCCTCGTGGATGCCGGTGCCCATGATCGCCGGGAGCGACCCGCCGTCGTTCGTCGGCTCGACCCCGGCCAGCCGGTATCCGGCGCGGCGTCGGCAGCCGCCGAGCTCGCTCATGCCGAACTGGCGCTGCCGGGAGCGGGGCCGTCGTTTGTCCCACTCCAGCAGCAGGTCGGCGGTGGTCAGCGACTTCACGCGCCACCGTCCGGGCAGTCGCTCTCGTCGTGCGGGCCCATGCAGATGGTGCAGGTGAGCGGGCCGCCGTCGGCCGAGCCGGAGGTGTGGGCGTTGGCGATGCCGAGGATCTCCTCGCGGAGTGCCTCGTCGGGGGTGTCGTCGACGATCTCGCCGTCGGCGATGTCCTCGGCGGGCGGCTGCGCGGCCGGGGTAGTGCGGGCGTCGACGGCGCGGGCCAGCGACACCTCCGGCGGCGGGGGCGGGGCGTCCTCGTCGGGGAGTTCGGAGCCGAACCCCATGGCGACCTCGGGGCAGATGCCGGTGGCGCAGTTGGCGACGGCCCGCCACAGCAGCATCCGCTTCGGGTGCTGCTTGTAGGTGTCCTTGCCGAGGAGGCCCGCGAGGCGGGCGTCGTCGATGGTGAAGGTCTCTTCCCAGTCCTCGCCGGTGTCGCCGCGCGTGATGCGGATGGTGCATTCCTGGGCGGTGTGGACGACCTTCTCGACCTTGTGCCCGGCGGACCGGACCTTCGCCAGCCACAGGCGGCCGGAGAGCTGAGGGCGGCCGTTGACGACGTAGATCTCCTGGATGGACTGCATCGGCGCGAGGCCGAGCTCGGCGCCGTAGAGCAGGATCAGGGTGACGTTCGCCTGGGTCGCCTTCGGGTTCTTGGTGAGGCTGGCGGGCAGCAGGTAGGACTGCATGAGCGCGCCGGCGAGCCGCCACGCCTGGTCAAGGTCGGACAGGGGGGCTCCGAGCGGGACCGGCGCCTTGGCCATGGGCGGCTGCTGGGGCGCGGGGACGGCCGGCGTGTTCCCGTTGGTGTTTTCGACGTGCTGAAGGGTCACGGGTTGGTCCTCCGGTCGGTGGTCTTGAGGAGTGCGTTGAGGGCGTCGGTGACGCGCCCGCGTGCGATGTCGGCGGCGGCGTCGCTGGGGTCGGGCCCGGCGAGGTCGGGCTCGATCTCGGTCCAGTGGAGGAGCCCGGCGTCGAGGAGGTCGCGCTGTTCGACGGCTCGGACGAGGTCCTCGAACAGGGCCCAGGTCTGCGCCTCGGTGCGTCCGGCCCCGGCGAGGTGGTCGACGGTCTTGTGGATCTCGTAGAGGTTGCCGTCGGCGTGGTCGCGGGCGAGCTGGAGGAGCTGGTCGCGGGTGGCGGTGCCCGCCGCGCTGGTGTGCGCGGCGGGGGCCAGAAGGCGAGCGGTCACGAGGTGCGCCCCTCGATAGCCCTGTTCCAGTCAGCCGCTCCGGGCGACAGGAACGCGGTGGTGTCCTGGTTCGCGATCGTGGCGGTCGCGGCGGTCAGGGCGAGCGTGGCGACCGTTTCGGGCTTCCAACGGGACAGCCACGTGATCGCGGCCTTGTCCTCGTCCGTCAGCTCCAGGCCGTCGAGCGCCTTGGTGACGGTGTGGATGTTCCTCGACCGCCAGTCCGAGGTGGCGTACGCGCTGCCCATCAGACGTCACCGCCCGGCCGCTCGTCGCGCCAGATCAGAGCCATCGGGCCGAACTCGCGGTTCACGCCGTACAAGTCGTCGTGCGTGGGCCGACGCCCCCACCGGCTCGTCTGAGCGGGGATGAGGATCACGTACGGCTCACCGGCCGCGTCGTCGGTGTCGACCGTCTGCGCGAACCACATGCCGCCGCTCGCGTCCCGCCAGACGTCGCCCGGCTGGGCGTCACCATCGGCCGGCAGAGTCCGCTCGATCGTGAGGGCCGTTTCGGCGAAGTCGAGGCGGGTGAAGAAGTCGTCGCCCATGTTGCCGGGGACGCGGAGGTGGACGGTGCCGTCGTCGTGGGCGTCGTGAAGCTTGGCCTCGAAGCTGATTCGCACGGTCTCGCCGCGCTGGTAGGTCGTCACAGCGCACCGCCCGGCCGCTCGTCGACCGTGATGGTCCAGCCGTCGGCCTCCAGCGACGCCCGCTTGGCGTCGATCCGGGCCGGCTGGACGTACTCCGACCCCGTCGACTTCCCGTTCACCTTGTAGACGACGACGTGCGTCGGCCCGCCCAAGTCGTTGCCGGGGATCCAGTTGATCGTCACCGTCTTCACCGGCACGGGTTCGTCGGCCAGGTCGACCGGGACCGGCGAGTCGCACCGCTGGTGCCCGTACATGCTCACCAGCTCGTCGCACCGCTCGCAGTGGTAGTGCGACGTCCGGCCGGCCGCCTCCCGGCAGCACTCCCGCAGCGGCGGGATCGCCGGGAGGCCCTGGTGCTTGCGGTGCAGCTTCTCCAGGTGGACCCGGTAGCCGTAGTCCCAGCGGGTCGGCTCGTAGATCGGCCGCACCTCCAGCTCGGCGAGCTCGGCGGCGACCTGCTCCGCCGTCAGGGCGTCGGCCTCGGCCATGTGCCGGATGAGGTCGGCGTCCTCCTGGGCGTCCCGCTCCCGGCGGCGCTCCGCCCGCCCGCAGGCGGTCAGCGCCGCCCGGATCTCCCAGCCCGACGCCCGGCCCTCCCAGGCGTACACGGCGTCGGCCGGCTCCGTCGCGGACTCCTCGACCGACAGGCCCAGGTGGGTGGCGAGCGCCTCGTACACGTCCTTGCCGGACCCGTCGGCGGTGGCGGTGACCGCGCCGGCGATGTTGCCGCCCGGGTGGCAGTCCATGTAGGTGAGCACGTCGAACACGCGCATCGACAACGGCTTCATGAAGCCACCGCCTCAGCGGCCGCAGCGGCAGCCAGCAGCGCCTCAACGACCTGCTTCGGCGTCGTCTGCCGGGCGTCGTGCCAAGCCGCCACGTCACCGTCGACGTGCGCCTCCGACGTGTCGATCCCCAGGTGCCCAGCCAGCACCAGCCGGGGCTGGTCACCCGCGTCCGGGAACGACGCCGGGGCCCCGCCGGCGGCGATGTCGATCGCGCCGAGGACGCACACGCGGCACTCGCTGACCGGGACGCCCTCGCGCTCCTGCTGGGCGTTGTAGTACGAGCCCTTGTGCGCGCCGTTGCGCTGGTAGACCTCGGCGGCCCGGCGCAGCACGGCCGGGACGGACATGTCGAGGTTCGTCACGACGCCACCGCCGCGAGCTCGTCCTCGACCTCGACGGCCTCGCGGGCGCAGATCGCCCGACCGGCCGCCTTGATCAGCTCGTCCGTCCGCGCCGACGCCGCCCGGAACTCCGGCGCGAAGCTGCCCTCGTACCCGAGCCGCACCGCCTCGGCGGGGCTGAACCCGGCGGCGGCCAGCTGAGCCACCATCAGCATGTTCTGCGCCGAGTGGCCGTACGGGTACTCCACCGCCCACTCGGCCAGCGCGGCCAGCACGCGGTCGACGACGGTCTCCGGCGACGGCTCGGCCAGCTCCTTCACGCGGCCGGCCACGTCGGCGTCCACACCACACGCGACCAACGCCGCCTGGAAGTCCAGGCCCTCGCCGTGGCGGAGCTCCCCGTTGAGCGCCTGGACGCTCCAGCGCGAGACGAACGGGGCGCGCGGCTTGCGGATGATGATCTCGTGGTGGTCGACCAGCAGCGCTTCGACGATGGGGCCGACGTCAGCGGCGGCGAGCACCTCCCGGGTGCTGCGCGCGTCGATCTCAGGGATGATGGACGTCACGTCCTGCTCTCCTTCTGTGAAATAGGGGGATGGAGCGGGGCTCGCGGGCTCCGGGTGCCTCCGGGGCCCGCCTTTGTTGTCAGGAAGCGCGCTTCGCGGCACGGGCCTGGCGGCCGGCGCGGGTGAGGCGGGCGTAGAAGGCGGCCTTCGCGTTCCCCGCGGCCTTGAGGCGGTCGGCGTCGGACATGACGCCGTCGGGATCGACGCGCTTGAGCCAGTACTCGATCGAGCCGGGCCCGGCCGCGCGGGCCGCCGACGTGGCGGCGGTCCGGTCGCGCTCGCGGGCCCAGCGCTCGTTGGCGGCGATCCGGGCGAGTTCGCGCCGGTCGGCGTTGGACACGGGCATTAGTCGTCCTCCTGGTCAGTCGGGTCGGTGACCTCGACCTCCTCGACCTCGAAGAGGTCTTCGAACTTGAGTTCTTGGTGGGCCAGGAGCACTGCGGCGATGAAGCGCTCGCCGGGGGCGATTTCGTCGCCCTCGATGCGGCTGACGGTCCATCGGCTGACGCCGATGTGGTCGGCCCGGCTTGCGCTGGTGGTGAGGCCCTTTGCGTTCATGCGCCGGTCCCACTCGCGACGTCGGAGCCTGATGACGGCCCGGCGTTTCGTTGTGGTGTGCATGTACGCACTACATCACAGGTGAGCGCGTGCACGCAACAGTTGTGCGGAGATGAGTGCGCGCACGCGACGGGCTTGACCTGCCTCTGTTAATGCTTGTTTCATCGGGTACACCGTCTGTCACGTGCGCGCACCGTGACCGCTTGGGTAAGAGGGGGATCACCTGCGATGGGGTAAGTAAAGCCGCGTGTTATGGTGCGTGCGTGCACACGACAGAGTGGGACCGCGACTCCCTCCGCCGCGCGCTCATCGCCATCATGACCGCCACCGACCTCAACCAGTCCGACCTAGGGGAGATGGCAGGGCGAGACCGCACCGCCGCGAACCGCTGGCTGAGCGAGAAGCCGACCCGACCCGGGCATGACGCCGCAATGCGCCTGGCCACAGCGCTCAGGGCCCGGCATCCCGAGGTGGGTGATCTCGTCGACGACTTTCTGCGCGCCGCCGGCTACGCCTCGCCCGCGCCGGGCGACCAGGCCGCCCCCGATGCCGTTGTCTCCACGGTCCGGGCCACAGCCCGCGCCGAGGGCAAGTCGGTGGGCGAGCTGCTGATGGAGCATGGGGTCAGCGTGGATGAGCTGCTCGTCCCTGACGCCCTGCCTCCGGATTCGGTCCTGCAGCAGATCCTTGCCGAGATCGAGGTGTCCGACCTGTCAGAGGAGGCGAAGATCGCCATCATCCGGATGCACCTGAAAATCCGGGCCGGCCACATTGAGCAGGCACGCAAGGACGCTGAGAATCGCCGCAGGCCGGGCAAGGGATAGTCCTCGCCCGGCCTGCCCGTCTTAGTAGGCCCTTCTTCTGAATGCGGAGAAGGGGCCGGTGTCGTCGGGTGCGGCTTCACGCAGCATGGCGGCGTCGATCTTTGCCGTCGCCTCCGACTTGGCCCCGAGCGCGAACCACCGGTCGAGGGCGAGTACGTGCTGTCGTAGTTGTTCGCAGTGGCCCGCCAGGGCGGACTTCAGTTGTTCGCAGTGGGCCGCGAGAGCGGCTTTGAGCTGTTCGAGGTGCTCGCTGGCGGTCCTCTCCGCCTGTTCGGCCTGAGCCACCCGGGCCCTCTCGACGCGCTCGTAGTGCCAGGAGGCGAGGGCGGCGGCGGCCGTTATCGCCAGCGTGGTGAGCGCGACGGCGAACCCCTTTCCCCCCATGAAGCCCAGTCCGAGGTCGGCGATGATGAGGGCCCAGATTGCCCAGGCCAGGCGGATAAGGCGCACAGATTTCAAGGTGGTGCCTTTCTGGCCGTGTGCATTCCCCGGGACGGCCCGTTCGCGATTCGGTTCCAGGCGAGACGCGAAGCCTTCACTTTAGGTGCGTACGCGCACGGTGTGAATGGCGATATTGGACCGATTTAGCCGAAGGATCTCCTGGACGCGCCACCTCGCCCCGTAACATCCCGATTCCTCCCGGATCCACGCCGAAGGGAAGAACAGGAAGGACAGCCTTTCGTGGCCGACCAGCTATATCCGGTCGCCCGGAGAGAGCCGAGCATGCGCGGCCCACGCCCGGCGGTCCGCCGCCGCCCGGCCGTACCGGGCCGCCATCTCCACCGACTTCCAGCCAGCGATGCGCATCAGGTCCTGCACGTTCCCGCCGGCATCCAGCCACGCGTCAGCGAAGCCATGCCGGAACCGGTGGGCGTGGACACGCTTCAGCCCGGCCCGCTCGCCGCGGCGGCGCAGCATCTGGTGGATGCCGGACGTGGTCATCCCGCCGCGTTCGCCGAGCCACAGCCATCCGGAGTCCGCGTGGGGGTGGGCGGCGCGCTCGCGCAGGTAGCGGTCGAGCGACACGGCGGCCTTCTTGCCGATGGGCACCCAGAGGCGGGACCCGCCTTTCTGGCGGATGCTGATGAGCTTCTTCCGGAGGTCGAGGTCGGAGGCGTCGGGGTCGTCGGGGTCGAAGCGGATGCCGGCGACGGAGTGGATGCGCAGGCCGGTGTCGATGAAGACGCGCATGATGGCCAGGTCGCGGCGGTCGGTGAATGCCCGGCCTCCGCAGCTGTTGAGGAGCGCGGCGAGTTCGTCGTCGGTGAAGAGCGCCTCGGGGTCGTCGGGGACTTCGATGCGGCTGACGGTGGCCATGGGGTTGGCGCCGGTGAGGATGCCTTCGGCGATGAGCCAGCTGAAGTAGGCGCGGAGGTTGCGGCGGTGCTTGTCGACGTTGCCCGGCTTGCTGGGTTGGAGCCGGCATGTGCAGGGGTCGAGGTCGCATCCGGTTCGGGCGGTGAGGAGGAAGCGGCGGATGGCTTCGGCGTCGATGGTGCCGACGGCGTGGGGGAGCTGGTGGGCGTTGAGGTAGGCGGCGAGGAGGCGGATGGTGTGTTCGTAGGAGCGGATGGTTCCGGGGGAGCGGTTGGCGGCGTCGAGGGCGAGGGTGTAGGAGTCGAGGAGCGCTAAGAGCGAGGGTGATCTATCCTGTCTTCGGCGGGTCATGGCCGCGAATACTATGCTCAGCAT